CCAGCAGATTTTCGGATGCTTGCTCCTATTGTATTGGAACAAGTCTTAAAAAAAGCTGGAACAGAATTGTTAGAGCCATATCTTAGTTTTAAAATTTATGCGCCACAGGAATATCTTTCACGAGCATACAACGATGCTCCTAAATATTGTGCGAACATCGTAGACACTCAATTGAAAAATAATGAGGTCATTCTTAGTGGAGAAATCCCTGCTCGGTGTATTCAAGAATATCGTAGTGATTTAACTTTCTTTACAAATGGACGTAGTGTTTGTTTAACAGAGTTAAAAGGGTACCATGTTACTACCGGTGAACCTGTTTGCCAGCCCCGTCGTCCAAATAGTCGGATAGATAAAGTACGATATATGTTCAATAAAATAACTTAGTGTATTTTATGTTGTTATATAAATATGGTTTCTTGTTAAATAAGATGAAATATTTTTTAATAAAGATTTGAATTAAAGTGTAAAGGAGGAGATAGTTATTATAAACTACAAGTGGATATTGTGTCCTGTATGTGGAAATAAAACACGATTAAAGATAAGGGAAGATACTGAATTAAAAAAATTCCCCCTCTATTGTCCGAAATGCAGACAAGAAAATTTAATTGAAATAAAGCAGTTCAAAGTAACTGTGATTACAGAGCCAGACGCAAAGACGCAGAGCCGATAAAATGAGATTAATACAATCTCATTTTATCGGCTCTTTCCGTTATGTATGGATTCTTTTAATTAGTCTTCGATGTTTCTTGCTTCGTTGATACCGCTGGCTAAAGATTCCATTAAGGATAGTTCTTTGTCTGTAAAGCTATCCATGTATTTCTCTATCTGTAATCGTCGGGTGCTTTTTACCAAGTTATTAGCAGGTAAGAAAAATTCATCAACGGAAACATGAAGTAATGATACAAGGTCATAAAGAACTTGTATACTTGGGTGTTGCCCCTTATTTTCAATATTGGTTAAGTAACGTGGGTCAATTTCAATCAATGCTCCCACTTGTTCACGAGTTAAACCTTGCTTCAATCGAGCTTCTTTAATGGCTAAACCAAAGGCTCTAAAATCATATCTATCTTCCTTTTTACGCATAATAAACCACCTCTATACATTTTACTGTTCCTATCAAATTAGAAACAGGATGTCACTCCAAACATTTTGAAACATACATTCTGTACTAACTATGTAAATGAAGGAATGGATACGAAAGCATTACGGTATATTATGGGTTCACAAGTATAAACATGGCCTATCAAGGAGTACTTCTCTTTGGTAGGCTTTCTTTTTTTCTAAACCGTCAGATTCTATCACCTCCCGAGGCTACTAGGTAGAGGGCAATAAATAAATCGCCCTTTGGAAAGAGGTGATGGATATGAAACACAATCTCAAAATTAGTGTTTCTAAGAAACCACAGACAGGCGGACTTGTTGCCTACCGTAATGTGTCCGTAAGGGAACGAATTCTTCGCTTTCTTTTAGGGAGTAAACAGCGTGTAACGATTGTGATCCCTGGAGATAGCATCGAGGAACTATCTATCTGTGAAATTACGAAAGGAGGAACTGACCTTGAGCAAAATAAAGTTACTGCTTGACGTGGTCAATGATATGCGATGTCTTGCTGACAGCATACAGGCAGTTTGCGATGCGATGACAGAAGGAGATCCTGCTCCAGGTGCAAAAGCTACAACTGAACAAGAACCAGTAAAAGAGCCGGATATCCCACTGGAAAAAGTGCGTATGGTACTTGCTGAGAAGAGCCAGATTGGGTTTACTGCCGAAGTGCGAGGACTCATTCAAAAGTATGGTGCAGACAAGTTAAGTGCTGTTGATAAGACTTATTATGCTGACATCTTGAAAGATGCGGAGGGTCTTGGAAATGGGTAATCATGCAATATTATCTGCATCTTCATCCCACAGGTGGCTCAACTGCCTACCCTCTGCAAGACTTGAACAGGAGTTTGAAGACCAAAGTGGTGAGGCAGCCAAAGAAGGTACAGCGGCTCATGACCTGTGTGAACACAAACTGAAAAAGGCACTCCATATAAGGAGTAAGCGCCCTATATCAAAATATGACTCAGATGAGATGGAAGAATGCACAGATGACTATGTTGCCTTCATCATGGAGCAGGTGGAACTTGCGAGAAAGTCTTGCACAGATCCTATCGTTCTTATTGAACAACGTCTTGACTTCTCTTGTTATGTTCCAGATGGTTTTGGGACAGGAGACTGTGTAATCATTTCAGATGACAGACTTCACATCGTAGACTTTAAATATGGGCTGGGTGTGCTAGTCGATGCCGTGGACAATCCACAGATGAAACTGTATGCCATAGGAGCACTTGGAATCTATGATCACCTGTACGACATTAAAGAAGTGTCCATGACGATCTTTCAGCCTAGAAGAGAGAATGTCAGCACCTGGACAATACCGGTGGAAGAACTAAAAGGCTGGGCGGAAGAGGAACTAAAGCCTAGGGCGGTCAAGGCCTTCAACGGTGAGGGTGAATACATCCCCGGTCCATGGTGTACCTTCTGTAAAGCGGCAAACAGATGTCGGGCCAGAGCCGAAGAAAAGCTAAAACTTGCAGAGAAAGAATTCAAGATGCCACCTCTGCTGACGGATGCTGAGATAGAAGAAATCTTACTTATTCTTCCCGACCTTACCAAGTGGGCGAATGAAATAACAGCCTATGCCACTGATGCAGCAGTCAATCACGGTAAAGAGTGGAACGGTTTTAAAGTTGTGGAAGGTCGCTCGGTTCGCAAGTACAAAGATGAAGGAGCCATTGCAGAAAAAGCCGTGGCAGGTGGATATAAGGACATTTACAGAAAGAGCCTTATTCCGCTGACAGAGATGCAAAAACTGATGGGTAAATCTAAGTTTGAGGAACTCCTCGGTGACCTCATTTACAAACCACCGGGTAAGCCGACTCTTGTTCCAAACTCAGATAAAAGACCGGCAATGAACGTAGCAGATGCTAAAAACGAATTTAACGAAATTATGGAGGATTAAATATTATGGCAAATATGCAAAACAAAACAAAAGTTATCACAGGTGTAAACTCAAGATTTTCTTACTTCCACGGATGGGAGCCTGTATCTATTAATGGTGGTGCAGAAAAGTACAGCGTATCCGTCCTTATTCCAAAGGATGACAAGGAAACCATTAATGCCATCCATGCAGCAGTTGATGCTGCCATTGAGGAAGGTATCGCAAAGTTTGGTGGTAAGAAACCAAATAAGGCAGCCATTAAACTACCGCTGCGTGATGGTGATGTAGAGCGTGATGATGAGGCTTATAAAGGCCATTACTTCATCAATGCGAATAGCAAGACAGCGCCACAGATTGTAGACAAAAGTGTTAAGCCGATACTGGATCGTAGCGAGGTATACAGCGGTTGTTATGGCAGGGTTTCTCTTAACTTCTATGCTTTCAACTCAAATGGTAATAAAGGTGTAGCTTGTGGCCTTGGTAACATTCAAAAAATTAGAGACGGAGAACCTCTAGGTGGTAAGTCTTCTGCAATAGATGATTTTACGACTCTTGTCGATGATGACTTCCTTGCCTAATAGAAACAATAAACTTGACGGTGGTGGAGGTCTTCCCTCTGCCACCTTTTTTCATTTAGGAAAGGTGGTAGCTATGAAAAACTTAGAAATTGATATCGAAACCTATTCATCTACCAATCTACAAAAGAGTGGTGTTTATCGTTATGTAGAAGCAGAGGACTTTGAGGTGATGCTGTTTGGTTATGCGGTTGATGGTGGTGAAGTTAAGGTCGTTGATTTGATGGATGGAGAAAAGATTCCAAAAGAAATCCTAGATGCTTTAACCGATGAAACCATTACGAAATGGGCATTTAATGCTCAGTTTGAGCGGGTATGCCTTTCACGTTATTTGGGCTACCCCACGGGGACTTATCTAAACCCTTCCTCATGGAAATGCTCCATGGTTTGGTCTGCCTATATGGGTTTACCACTTTCTTTAGAAGGTGTAGGTGCAGTGCTGGGACTTGAAAAGCAAAAGCTGACGGAGGGCAAGGACTTGATACGATATTTTTGTCTTCCATGTGCTCCAACAAAAATAAATGGTAGTAGAACCCGTAACCTACCCACTGATGAAATCGATAAGTGGCAGAAGTTCAAAGCATATAACAAGCGTGATGTGGAGGCAGAAATACAGATACAACAAAGATTGATCAAGTTTCCAGTACCAGAGGACATCTGGGATGAGTATCATCTCGACCAAGAAATCAACGATCGAGGCATAAAGGTGGATATGGATTTTGTTAAGCAGGCCATTGCCATGGATGACATATCTCATGAAAAACTACTAACTGCCATGCAGCAGATAACAAATCTCGATAACCCAAACTCTGTACAACAGATGAAAAGCTGGCTTTGTGAAAATGGTCTAGAGATGGAGACTCTCGGTAAAAAAGCTGTCGCTGAGAAACTTAAGGAAACCGATGGTGAACTAAAAGAAGTTCTTTCGCTACGTCAGCAACTGGCAAAATCCTCGGTAAAGAAATATACAGCAATGGAAAATGCGGTCTGTAGTGATTCTCGTGCCAGAGGTATGTTTCAGTTTTATGGAGCCAACAGAACCGGACGCTTTGCCGGAAGGCTTGTGCAATTGCAAAACCTCCCTCAAAACCATATGCCAGACTTAAAAGAGGCACGAAACATTATCAGAAATGGTGATGTTGAAACACTAGAACTGCTCTATGAAGATATACCCGATACCCTTTCACAACTGATTCGTACAGCCTTTGTACCAAGAGTTGGTCATAAGTTTATTGTTGCTGACTTCTCAGCCATTGAAGCTCGTGTGCTTTCATGGCTTGCAGGCGAAACATGGCGAACAAAGGTATTTGCCAGTGGGGGTGATATCTACTGTGCATCTGCCTCCCAGATGTTTAAGGTCCCCGTTGAAAAGCATGGTGTGAACGGTCACTTGAGACAGAAGGGTAAAATCGCTGAATTGGCACTGGGTTATGGTGGTTCTGTTGGTGCGCTAAAAGCCATGGGTGCATTAGAGATGGGGCTTGAAGAGGAAGAGTTAAAACCGCTTGTGAATGCCTGGAGAATGTCTAATCCCAACATCACACAGTTCTGGTGGGATGTAGATCGGGCGGCTAAACAATGCGTGAAGGAAAACAAATCACAAGAAACCCATGGCATCGAGTTTCATTGTTTTAGTGGCATGCTTTTTATCGTTCTTCCCTCCGGCAGAAGGCTTGCCTATGTAAAACCTCGAATTGGTGAGAATCAGTTTGGTGGTGAGTCTGTGACCTATGAAGGGGTAGGTGGAACAAAGAAATGGGAGCGTCTTGAAAGTTACGGTCCTAAGTTTGTAGAGAATATTGTTCAAGCCATCTCCCGTGATATTTTGATGTATTCAATGAAGATGCTTAGTACTTATCGTATTGTGGCTCATGTCCATGATGAAGTCATTATTGAAGCGAATCCTCAAATATCTGTTACTGAAGTATGTAAACAGATGAGTCAAGTGCCACCTTGGGCAAAAGGGCTGCTTCTTGACGCCGATGGCTATGAATGTGAATTTTATCAAAAAGATTAAAGGAATCATCAGATTTCACCTCCTGCCGTGGCTACTAGGTAGGAGGTGTTTTTCTATGAACATTTATGAAGTAAAAGACGGCTGTCCTTTAAAGGGCAAGACCGAGCAGATGACAGAGGAAGAATTACAAAAGGAATATGACTTTCACATAGCCGAGAGTATTGTCGCAAACCTATATAAAGAAGGCAAAATCACAGCGGATGAATTACACAAAATATCAGCCTTGAACAGGCAGAAATTCTCTCCCCGTTTAGCCGAGATTATGTCCTAAAAAGCTTGCTATTAATAGCTTTTAGAGTGATGTATGTAATGGGCGAAAGCGAGGTGAGATGATGAAAAAGATAACAAAAATAGATGAACTGCCCCAAGGACAACTACCTAATACGAATCTTAGGGTTGCCGCCTATGCTAGAGTCTCAACCGATAGTGATGAACAACTTGAAAGCCTTAAGGCACAGCGTGAACACTATGAGCGCTATATTAAGTCTAATCCTGAATGGGAGTTTGCTGGTCTTTATTATGACGAAGGGATCTCCGGCACCAAGATGGAGAAACGGACTGAACTGCTCCGCCTGATACGAGATTGTAAGCAAGGTCGGATAGATTTTATTATCACCAAATCAATCAGCCGCTTTGCTCGTAATACAGTAGATTGCCTAGAGTTAGTAAGAAAGCTGATTGATATCGGTGTTTACATTTATTTTGAAAAAGAGAATCTAAATACGGGTGATATGGAAAGTGAGCTGATGCTTTCTATTCTTTCAGGATTTGCCGCAGAAGAGTCAGCATCTATTTCACAAAACTCAACATGGTCCATTCAAAAGAGATTTCAAAATGGCAGTTATGTTGGTACTCCACCCTACGGCTACACCAATATAGATGGTGAAATGGTAATCGTCCCAGAAGAAGCAGAAATCATCAAACGTATTTTTGCTGAGTGCCTTTCAGGAAAAGGTGGAGGTACTATAGCAAAAGGTTTGAACAAAGACAAAATCCCTGCAAGTCGAGGTAATCACTGGAGTGCAGGCACGGTGATAGACATGCTTCGAAATGAAAAATATATGGGTGATGTCCTACTACAAAAGACCTACACCGATAGCAACTACAATCGCCATCCAAATACAGGGGAAAAAGACCAGTACTATTACAAGGACAATCATGAACCTATTATAAGCAGAGAAGATTTTGCTAAGGTGCAAGATCTCATTGATGAAAGAGCCAAGATGAAGTGTAAGGGCATGAAAGAGAACATTTATCTTAATCGATATGCTTTAAGTGGCAAGATTGTCTGTGGAGAGTGTGGTCGCAATTTTAGGAGAAAGACAAACTACTCAGCTGGTAGGAGTTACATTGCTTGGAGTTGCATCGGTCATATCGAAGACAAAGAGAGCTGTTCCATGTTGTTTCTGCGAGATGGGGAAATTAAAGCCACATTTACAACCATGATGAATAAGCTTGCTTTCAGTAACAAGCTAATCCTAGAGCCACTTTTCAAATCAATTAGCCAAATCGATGAAGAAAGCGACCGTGAAAGAATGGATGCTATTGATAAGCGAATGGAGCAACTCATGGAAGAACGCAACACCCTTATTACACTGATGGCCAAAGGTTTCCTTGAGCCAGCTCTTTTTAATCAGGAACGAAATGTTTTAGATAGTGAGATGAAAAATCTTTCAACCGAAAAAACAAACCTTGTATCAAATTCCGCGAGTGGGGTTTTGCGAGCAAACGAGATAAAGGACCTCATTAATTATGTGTCAGCAGATAATTTTAATGGTGACTACACGGAAGAACTATTTGAAGAATTTGTAGTGAACATCATTGTAAATTCCAGGGATGAGCTGACATTCAATTTGAAATGCGGTCTTTCCCTGAAAGAAAAGGTGGTGAGATAAATGGCATATATTCCATATGGATACAAAATTCAAGATGGAGTGGTTACTGTCGATGAAAAGGCAGCAGGTCAAGTAAAGGTATTCTTTGAGAAATACATATCAGGACTATCCCTTACAGTGGCTGGCGAACAGGCAGGTATTGAAAAGACACATTCTGTGATGGGGCGCATTTTGAAAAACGTCAACTACCTTGGAAATGATACGTATCCAGCAATTATTGATAAAGAGATATTTGATAAAGCTGAAGAAGTTAGAGATAAACGTGCAAAGGATTTAGGACGAGTGGTAGAGCTTGCCGCTTTCACCTCTCCCCCTCCCAAAGAACGATTCAAAATGAAAAAGGCAGATAATAAGATGCCAGTTGATCCTTTTGAACGAGCAGAATACTTATATAGTCTGATAGAAAGCGAGGAATAAAGTGACAGAGAAAAATATAATGGTTATTCCTGCTCGTAAAAGAGTAGGAAGTACAGCCGCAAAAGAAAAGATAAAGAAACTTCGTGTTGCTGCCTATTGCCGTGTTTCTACAGAAACAGAAGAACAAAATTCTAGTTATGAGGTTCAGGTCGCACACTATACAGAGTTTATAAAGAAAAATAATGAATGGGAGTTTGCCGGCATCTTTGCAGATGATGGTATCTCCGGTACAAACACTAAAAAGCGTGACGAATTTAATCGTATGATTGCAGAGTGTATGGATGGTAACATCGACATGGTTATTACTAAATCCATCAGCCGATTTGCACGTAACACCCTAGACTGCCTTCAATATATTAGACAGCTCAAAGATAAGAACATATCCGTCTACTTTGAAAAAGAGAATATCAACACCATGGATGCCAAAGGTGAGGTTTTGCTGACTATTATGGCATCTTTGGCACAACAGGAAAGCCAGAGCCTTTCACAAAACGTTAAGCTTGGGCTACAGTACCGATACCAACAAGGAAAGGTGCAGGTCAACCATAAGCGGTTTATGGGCTACACGAAAGATGAAGATGGAAATTTAATTATTGTCTCCGAAGAAGCTGAGATTATCAAACGCATCTACCGAGAATACCTTGAAGGTCAGAGTCTAGTGCGCATTGGTCGAGGTCTTGAAAAGGATGGTATTTTAACAGCAGCAGGAAAACCAATATGGCGACCAGAATCCGTTAAGAAGATCCTTCAAAACGAAAAATACATCGGAGACGCCCTTCTGCAAAAGACTGTCACAGTAGATTTTCTTACCAAGAAACGAGTGAAGAACGAAGGTCATCTTCCTCAGTATTATGTTGAAAATAGCCATGAGGCTATCATTCCCAAAGAATTATTCTTACAGGTGCAGGAGGAAATTCATCGAAGAAGCAATATCTACACAGGAGCAAGCAAGAACAAACGAATTTATAGTAGCAAGTACGCTTTAAGTGCCATCACCTTCTGTGGAGATTGTGGCGATATTTATAGGAGAACCTATTGGAATATTCATGGCAGAAAAGAATTTGTCTGGCGATGTGTGACTAGAATCGAGCAGGGTCCTGGGGTCTGTAAGAACCGAACCGTAAAAGAAGATGAACTCTATGGTGCTGTAATGACCGCAATTAATAAGCTACTTGCAGGTGGCAACAACATGATAAAGACACTGGAAGAAAATATTCATGCGGTGATTGGTGAAACGACAGAATACCAAATTTCAGAGATTAACAACTTACTGGAGGAAAAGCAAAAAGAACTCATCAAGCTGGCTAATAAGGGTCAAGATTATGAACATCTAGCAGATGAGATTGATGAGCTGAGAGACAAGCGACAGCTCCTTTTAGTAGAAGATGCCTCCCTCAGTGGCGAGAACGAGAGAATCAATGAGCTGATTGAATTTATCCGCAAGAACAAATTCCGTACCTTAGAGTACGATGATAAGCTTGTAAGGAAGATAATCCAGAGCGTTACAGTCTATGAAGAACACTTCGTCATAGCCTTTAAATCTGGCATCGAAATGGAAATATGAAAAAGTTGTGATAATATGAAGATAAACTCACGATAAATTCAAGTCAAAAGTCAGAATTGATATAGAGTTGTAATCTTTAGAAAAAAACAGAAAAATCACAAAAGCAGAAAAATTATATTGGATTTTTGAAGATAATATGATATAATAAAAAGACTTGGAGGTGGAAGAATGTATAACTTTTCTTGCTAATTATATGATGCATAATAAGATATTTAAAGAAACGGATATAGAACCGTTTGTTTTGTTGTGCAAATTGCAAGAAAGTTAAGTATTCGACACTCAATAATACATTACAGTAACCTTATATATTACAAAAGGTAATAATAGTATTTGTTTTTGAGCCGTAAGAATTTACTTTCTTGCGGCTTTTAATATTTGTAAAAGAAAGGAAGATAAATGTGATAGACAATAACACTATGCCATCCATGACAAAATCCATGCAGAGTTGGATAACATTGTAGAGTAATTAATGCCGAAAACCAACTTTGCTTATAAAATTTTTATAATGTAAAGGAGGAAGAAATACATGTCTTTAATAAATGTTTCAAATCTAACTTTTTCATATGAAGGAAGTTATGACAATATTTTTGAAAATGTAAGTTTTCAGATAGATACAGATTGGAAACTCGGTTTTATTGGAAGAAACGGACGCGGAAAAACTACTTTCTTAAATTTATTGCTTGGCAAATATGCGTATTCCGGCAATATAAGTTCTACAGTTAAGTTTGAGTGTTTTCCTTACGATGTGGAAGATAAGAGTCTATATACAATTGAAGTAATGAAGAGTATTTGTACGGAATGTATGGATTGGGAGATTTTTCGTGAAATATCATTGCTTGATGTTCAAGAAGATGTTTTATATCGTCCGTTTAATACACTGTCAAATGGTGAGCAGACAAAGGTCCTTCTTGCATCTTTATTCCTTACAACGAGTTGTTTCCTGCTTATTGATGAACCTACAAACCATCTTGACCTCGATGCACGTAATGTAGTGCAAAACTATTTGAAACGCAAGAAGGGGTTTATTTTGGTATCTCATGATAGGAGTCTACTTGATCAATGTGTTGACCATATACTATCTATCAATAAAACGAATATCGAAATCCAAAAAGGAAACTTTACTTCTTGGTGGGAAAACAAAGCGTTACAAGATAATTTTGAACTGGCGGAAAACAAGAAACTCCTTAAAGAAATAGGAAGGTTGTCTTATGCAGCAAAACGTAGTTCAAATTGGTCAAATAAAGTAGAAAAAAGTAAATATGGAACAACAAATTCTGGCTCAAAACTGGATAAGGGCTATGTTGGACATAAAGCTGCAAAAGCGATGAAACGTGCCAAAAATATTGAGTCAAGACATCAGGAAGCTGTTTCACAAAAATCAGAGCTGCTCCACAACATCGAACAATATGACGACTTAAAAATTTCGCCACTTGAATTTCACAAAGAGTGCCTAATAGAAGCGAATGATTTATCATTGTCTTATGGAGATAAAGAAGTATGCAGTAATCTTAATTTCAGAATCAATATTGGTGATAGAGTTGCCATTATCGGAAAAAATGGGAGTGGTAAGTCTAGTATCCTAAAATTGATTAATGGAGATGATATTAAATTTACCGGAAATTTTATTTTAGCAAGTGGACTAAAAATTTCTTATATTTCGCAAGATACTTCATATTTAAAAGGTAATCTATCTGAGTTTGCCTATAATAATAAGATTGACGAAACTTTATTTAAAACGATTCTTCGTAAACTGGATTTTAATAGAGAACAGTTTGATAAGAACGTGGAGGATTTTAGTGCTGGTCAGAAAAAGAAAGTACTAATTGCTAAAAGCCTGTGTGAAAGTGCACATTTGTATATATGGGATGAGCCATTGAACTATATTGATATTTTTTCACGTATCCAAATTGAAAAAATGATTTTAGAATATTGTCCTACACTATTGTTTGTGGAGCATGATGATGCTTTTTGCAATAATATTTGTACGAAAAATATCAATTTATGTCTATAGAGATTTTGAGTTGCCACAATAACTAAAAGATATTTAGATGAAAGGGTGAAGAAATGTTAAAACAAAAAGAATTAATTGCAAATGTTAAGAATCTTACTGAGTCAGATGAACGAATTACAGCTTGTATGATGTATGGATCGTTTACCAAAGGAGAAGGTGACCAATACTCGGATATAGAGTTCTATATATTTTTGAAAGATAGCATAACCTCGAACTTTGATTCATCCAACTGGTTGTTTGACGTAGCTCCGTACTTGATGCTTTATAAAAATGAGTATGGAACAGAGGTAGTTATTTTTGATAATCTTATACGTGGGGAATTTCATTTCCTTTCTGAAAAAGATATGAACATAATCCCCTCGTTTAAAGATTCAGGTTATATTCCTGATATGAAGGATATGCTTATTTACGATGAAACAGGGCAATTAGAAAATTATTTATTAGAGATAAGTGGTGCAAGACCAAATAGACTTACTGAAGAAAATGCTAATTTCTTGTTGTGTGATTTCTCTAATCTATGGTTGATGGGAATCAATGTTCTAAAAAGAGGAGAATATGCTCGTTCTTTAGAACTCTTATCACAGCTTCAAAAAAATATACTACAACTTATACGTATGGTAGAAAAAAATGCGGATAATTGGCTAAATATGAGTAAGAACCTTGAAAAAGAAATTAGCCTTGAAAATTATAAAAAGTTTGCAAAGACCACTGCTCGATTAGATAAGGTAGAATTATTTGAAGCCTATAAAAATTCCTTACTGTTAGTTATAGATTTGCGAAGTCACCTTCTTGAACAATACAACTTAAAAGTTACACATGATATTTTAGAAAGATTGTTGAATTACATTAGTGAATAGAAGAGTAACGTTATTTAGAGCATTGGTTACTAAGAATTAACAGTATACCTCGGTTTTCAAAAAACAGCGAAGTCTATGGATATGTTCCCACATACGCAAGCCCTCAGTGGATATCTTCCCTCAAAGACAATAATGTTCAAGTGACTAATTTTTGACAGCTATCCCCTCATCTCAAAACATGTGGAGACGATAGTATTGATGTCAAGAAAATAGAATAAAGGCTTTAAGAAGCGTTGAAATCAGGGGCTTTTAGGATTTTTGAATGAATCCTGAAAGCCCTCTTTTGCTTTAAAAATGTTATTAGGAAACTGGCCAACTTTAAAAATTACTAGGGTGTGTAGACACTATGGATATTTAGAGGTTGAGTAGACAGGACGGATGTTTTTATTAGTTCGAATGAATTTCACTAGTATGGCTAGGATACAAACTTACCCAGAAAATCACCCGCTATCGTAAAACTTGCAAGCAAGCCTGGAAGGAATAGTAGGGATATGTGGCGGATACTTCGTTTATATTATATTAAGATATTGTAGAAGGCACTGTTCTACCTTTCATATATTCTTGTTTGTTTTTTCGCTTTTAAGAATATGAAGCCGTTGTTTTTTCTTCGAGAGGAAAAGTTTCATATGTATTGTCATTCTACGCTATAAAAGCAAAAAAGAGACGCATCCGTTGCCATTATAGACCCCATATGCTATTATTCAGTAATAAGGAGGGAGTCTATAATGACTTATGATATCGCAACAGGTTTATACGATGTAAAAAGGTTAGCAGAATTACTTGATGTCAAGCCATCTACAATACGCTCAATGAAAGCACGAGGGACCTTGCCTTCACCTACTTGTAATGATATAAATGGAGGTGCCGTTTGGCTTAAGGAAACTATTGATATTTATATTGCAGATAAAAAATACAACCTAGAATTAACAGAGCCTATCAATAAAAATTTACCTCAAGTAATAGATTTGTTTTCTGGTTGTGGTGGAATGTCTCTTGGTTTTCGAAAGGCAGGCTTTGATATTTTAGCAGGTTTTGACAATTGGGATAAAGCTTTGGAAACTTACAATGCTAACTTTGAGCATCCTGCTTATCTTCTTGATTTAGGAGATATAGAAAAAAGCATTGAAACTTTAAAACCATACTTTATGGAAAGGAATAAACCAATTATAATAGGTGGTCCACCATGCCAGGATTTCTCGTCAGCGGGGAAAAGACAGGAAGGTGCTAGAGCTGATTTAACAGAGAACTATGCGACCATAGTTTCAAAATTGCAACCATCATTTTTTGTTATGGAAAATGTAGCGAGAGCAGAAAAAGCAGCGGCGTATGGGAGAGCGTTGGAAATTTTTAAAGGAAATGGCTATTTTGTTGATCATATCGTTTTGAATGCTGCTAAAGCAGGTGTTCCTCAAAGAAGAAAAAGACTCTTTACCTTTGGTGCTAAAGATAAAGAGCTAATTTCTGAACTTATAAAAAAATTAGAAGAAAATTTATCATCTAAAGAAATGACAGTGCGAGATTGGTTTGGTGACAGATTAGATGTTGAATACTACTATAGACATCCGAGAAGCTATGCTAGAAGAGCTATTTTCTCAGTAGACGAACCATCTCCAACAATTCGCGGTGTTAATAGACCTATCCCTGAAGGATATGAAGGACACCCAGGTGATGCAGGACCTATTGAAAAAGCAAGACCTTTAACAACTCGAGAGCGGGCTAGTTTACAAACATTCCCAGATGAATTTGGATTCACAAGCTCAAAAACGAATAATGAGCAAATGATTGGGAACGCTGTTCCTGTAGAGTTAGCAAGATATGTCGCTAGTCAAATTAAAGAAACTCTCAAATCTCATCAGTTTGAATTTTAAATAGATGTTGAGTTAAAAGGGTACTATCTAATCTTCTTTCAGGCATAAGATACTCAAAAGCTGTTTCAGAAACAATATTTTCTAATTCGTTTCTAAGTATTCGCGGCTTTAAAAACTCGTCACTCAATAGGTGTTCATAAGGGGCATCTCCAGCAAAAGCACCAGCTTTATCAGTTTGTGTACCGTATGTTATTCTTGAGTGATGCTTTGAAAAATCTAAGGTATTTTGTGCAGCGTAGTCGAAAAGTGATGAAATCAACCAAATTGCTGATCTTTCTGGACGGGAAATACGTCTTTGAGAGTTAGCCGTTCGACTGCGCATTTTATTGATAAAAAGTTGTAAGAATGCCATGTCTGTCCAAACGAAAACATCAAAAGCGTTACGTTCAAGTATAGGTTTTTGACCTTCAGTTCTCCAGATTGCTGTAAGAATAAATGGAGTTTGTGATTCTATACTGCTCTTAACAATTTCATCTGCCGCTTTAACTATGTTTGGGATTTTTGTTTTCATCCAATCTTCATCATTCCAATGATAGTCCATTGGTGTTACAAGGCTGGCAGAAATTAATCTTAGGAGTTCAGAACGTCTAGATTGTCCATATGAATTAGCGATAGAAAAAGCTAATTGCTCAATTGAAGGTGGCCTGACAACCAATTCACAGGATTGCTCGTCGTGAGGTTTATTTGCCGTTTGTGAGTTCGGAACGACCATTAGTTTTACCTCCAAAGCCCTAGTATGAACTTCATTTTCGTCAGATATTACAATATCACTTTTGTTGGGTATACTATTTGTGTATGGCTTATAACCATTATAGGTTTCTTCAAACAAAAAATTAGCTGTTGTTGAGTCAGTGCCAATTATTTCATTCCACTGTAAATGTTCATGTTCAGTTATAATTTTATTATCATCATTTAAGGTGGCTTTAATCACAGGAATAGACACCTGTTTAAAATTAGATAAATATTGAGCTAATGAGATTGGAAAAGCATTAGTAAAAATATTTTTTCCTAATGATTCTGGTTGGGTAAAATCATGTGATGCATTTTCCAAACCGTATATTAAAATGTTAGAATTACTACTCAAAATATTTCCTCCTATATATTAACCTGATTATATTATGCAATAATTTAGATTTACTAGCTTCTTCATGCTTTAGATAAGTGATGAAGAAGTTTTTTATAACAAAGTGATTTCACTTCATTATCTTGGTAGTGTCTCAACAATATCTTCTAACTTAACATCAATAGCTTCGCAGATTTTTAGCAATGAGCTAGTGTTTACATTTCCACCCTTACTCAATTTATTTAAAGTGGAAGAGCTTATACCTGCTTGCTTAATCAAATCTAATTTGCTCATATTTTTATCAATTAAAATTTTCCATAGCTTGTTATAGCTTAATTGTAGTTTCAAAATTTAACCTCCTAGTCTGTCACGCCTTCAAGAAATCCATAGCGACCAAAGCTTTCGTTTTTAGTAAACTCTACTGTATGAAGGCTATATTCCTTCCAGTCCACTTTTGGTAAATTCTTATTATTATCTATCAATATGATTTGCTTGTGATTTCCTATTTCTATTAGGAATTTATAGAAAGCATATCTCATATTATAGAGGTTCGCTTCTGTAGCCTGTTTTTCTGCGATTGCCTCATCCAGACCTAATAAGGGAGTATCAACAATGAACAGTGGAATTGGATATCTGGCATTTATATCTAGATATTCTAGCATGGATAAACTTACTATCGAATTTAAATAAGCACGATAACCCTTACCTTGACTAGATTTAGGTTCACCATTGATAACAACATCAAATGTGGTTTTATCAAATCTTGCAGAGCTTAAATGAGGAAACGAACATTTTTCAAGATTTGTTTCAAGAATAGTACTCATATTACGGAAGAATTCTTTAGGCAACCTATCTAATGGTTTATATTTATTATCTTCAATTTTATCATCGTCATAATCACTAAGATCCTCATTCCACTCAGAAGCCATTTTTCTTAAAGTTGCTTTTTCCGTTTGTAAATTAAAATACGTATTGTATTCTCTTATGGTGTCTTCTAATTCTTTTATTGCGGGAGCTAGTATTTTATTAATTCGATAACTGTTTTGATTAATTGTATTATGATTAGAATTAATCTTTTTCTCTAGAGCTATGTCCTCTTCTTCAAGAAGCTCTAGAGTTGCAGTCAAATCCTTTAATTTAATTTGTATATTTTTGAGCTCGGTAGCTACACTTTCTAAGTTTACTAAATCATCTTCTTTAGTCATCTTGGCATCGCAAAAAGGGCAAGAGGTTTCTTCTTCGTGAGTATGCATCGGCTTGTGGCCTTCAACAATAAAAGATAGTCTGTTTAAATCAATCTTGTATTGAGCAATTAACTCTTTGAAGTTTCGAATACTTACGCTATTTTCTTCCCTTTCAACAAAAAGAGAAGTATTTTCTTCTGTAAGCCTTTTATTTTCCTGTGTAATTTTGGATAGTGCATCGTTATTATAGTTAACTTGATGTAAAGCATCATTTAAATGCTTCTCAGCCTCTTCTTTGCTTATATTTTTTAGGTTTTCAGATATTTTAGACTCTTCTTCAGAAATCTTTTTAAGTTTATTATTTACATATGCTCTAACTGCTTGATTTTTTAACTTTATGCTATCAGGAGATTCTTCTTTTTCTAAAGGGGCTTGATCTTCACCATTTATAAGAAATAAAAGAGAGGAACGAAAAGCGGTTAAAGAAGTATTTGTCTTTGAATCTAAAATAGAACCTTCTCGTAAAATTTCAGATTCTTTGAGAAAAAAGATGTGTAAGAAAGTTCGCCAAGTAAGATTTTGTGTTGCAAAATTTTCATTTTTAATTACTTTAATTGGAAGTTGGTCTATTCCAAGGAGAGTAAGGAATATATCGGAGAGAGTTGTTTTTGTTTTAGAAACTAGAGGATATTCTCCGCTTTCTATATCTGGAATAGAGCTTGTTAAATACACCTTATTCTTATTTTCTTCTAAATACCTTTTAATTTGAATAAAACCATTTTCACAAACAAGGTCTATAACTAAATAATCTTGATTATCTAAACCATCAACTTTACTTGCACCGAAAAGATAATCAATACATTTTAAGATTAAAGTCTTACCCGTGTTGGAAGGGCCATGGATAAGATTGAATCCATTAACAAAGTCAACTTTAGATATCTTGCCTTTCTTGCTAATGCTTTGAATTGATTTTATATAAAAATATTTAGCCATCACTTACATCCTCCTTTCACGTGAAATTCCATTAATATGATTCAAAACTTCAGTATCTGCGTACTCACTGAAGTAATCCTGTACATCAATTGCAATGTTCATATAGTTCATTGCATAGTCTAGCTTTAGTTCTCCTATAACTTCTTTCCCTATATCTGTGATTTTAAAGACAAAACCTTTACTCGTTCCTGACACTGAAGCGAAACCTTTGGATACTAATGTTTTTAGAGCCTGTCTTCCTGATTTTAAACGAGTAGCAAGTTCCCCCAATCGATAGGGGTTTTCTCCATGCAAGTCATAATCTCCAATCTTAAAAGTTTTAGAGTATAAGCTTAAATAATCTAAAGAAGAAATATAGTCTGCAGTTTTCTCTTCTCCATCAAGAACAAAAAGTTGTATAAGGATTCTAAGGGAGATCTCGTAGATAGAATTAAATAACTTACTCATCTTCCTCCTCCTCAACCCAGAATAATCGACTATCATTTACTAACATGTGGCAAAACCCACATTTTCTTTTTATGGTTACCAACTCTGGTAAGTGATATAGCTTTGAGCCATTGAGTTCAATTTTAGCTGCCTGCTCTAAAACAGATAGTAATCTATCATATCCATCAGAATATTTTTTTCTACTTGTACTTATAACACCATCATAGGTTTCATCTAGAAGTTTTTGAAATTCATCAGATTCTGAGGAAATGGTGTCTCTGGAAAAATTTTTCAAACTCTCAGCTTCATAAAAATTAACTCTTTGCTCTTGAAAGTTATCTCTATATTTCTTTTTGAAGGTAGTTCTATTTGAAATGTCAATATCAGTTTTTCCTGCATCATTGTAGGCATCAATTAAAGCACCAATATACTTTAATTTCATTTCATCTTCAGGGATGTCTTCTGAAGGTAAATCTGAAATTGGCATAGGTATTTTAGCATCTCCAAAAACTAACATTCCATTTTCTACTTTTACTTTACTTATATAGTCTTCAACATTTATAGGTTGGAGACTTTTTTTATTTCCTTTAGTAGCTATATCGGTAAGTATATTCGTAAGAAGCTCTGCTGCTTTACTACCTAAGTTAAAAAGATTAAGGCCATCAATTGAAAACTCAGACTGAAATAATTCATACATAGCTGAGCAAATTGAATCATCAGTGTCATCAATAAATTCCGCCAAGGCTTGCTCATCCTTGTATTTTAAAAGTTCTATAGCAACATCCTTTGAAATATTAGTCGATCCATAAGCATATTTCTTAATAGTAGAAGAGCTTCTCTCTACATCAGACATTCCTTCTTCGGTATAAGGCGTATAGATTTCAAATATCTTTTCCGTAAAATGTTCAATACTTTCTTTATTTTCTTTAAGTGGTCTTATACATTTTATGAATTTAGAAAAAGGTGTTGTTCCCATAATTTTCCTCCTTTCTGTGGTCCGATTAGACCATGGACTTTTCTGGACCAATTCCGACCATGTAAAAAGATCCAGTTTTGTAAAATAAATTCAGATATAAAGTTAGTTACTAATTAAATTATATCACAGCTTATTTCGTTTTACTAAAGACATTATTTAGAAAGGCGAATAAAAATAAGCTAAAAACGAAAATAATATTCTCAAGTCCGAGATGCGCATTAGGACGTAGGGGATTACAAAAATAGCTAAAGAAGTTCACTGGACTTCTCTGAGCTTTTGATCTCTACGTTTCTTTTTAATGTGCATTTTTTGTGTCTAGAAAAGTATAGGTCAATTTTGTTTCCCCTGAGAATTAGCAAATTCACGGAGGAAACGAAAAGATGAAAACAAGAAAAACAAGAAGTGACAAGAGAAGAGACTATACCTATTCATTCAGTGATGGAAGAAAAGTGGTACTTAAGGTAGGAGAAGATGGCGTAACGGAGATGGATATAAAAATGCTCCACTCGATGGATGATAGTGAAGTCTACTATAACAACAAGAATTTAAGACCCAATAGAAGCGATAAAGAAAAAGAAGAAATCCAAAAGTGGAAGAAGAAATATGTGGAAGATTTTAAAGCAAAACATGGATACGAGCCAAATCAAGTTGATGTAGATGAGATGGCAAATGAGGTCTTCCCCAGGAATTATAATCTTTCCTTAGATTATGACCAAGATGGAGAACTTGACTCAGATAAAAAAAGTATTAGTTATGAAACCAGTACCTTAGATGACTATAGTGAGATTTTTTCTCCCTGGTCAGAGAAGATGGAGTCTTTATTAAAAGGGCTCACTGATAGGCAGAGAGAAATTCTTAACTTAAGGTATGTCGAAGGATATAAGCAAGTAGAAATTGCAAGGATGCTCGGCATATCATCAGCAGGTGTTAAAAAGCACCTAGACAAGGCTGAGGCCTTCATAAAAAAGAATTATAAATAAATTTTTAGGGCGAGGTTAAAAACTCGTCCTTTTTCTTTGCCTGTGATTTGTAAGGGAGACACCCTACAAATTTCAAGAAAGGAGGACAGGTCTTGAAACACAAGGTTGTAGTAAACGTAAGCCGTCCTAACGGCAAGAAAAAGAAGGTACTAGAAGCTGCAGAAATGAGTTTGCCTAAGAAAATTATTAGGTTTTTCTTTGGAGATTTTACACAAATCTACCTTTTAAAACCAGGTGAACAAATCGAGTCAGTAGATATTAAAGAAGTAAAGGAAGGTGAATGAGATGGCAAGAATGAAAAGACTAAAAGAAATACACGAGAGCTTAGTAGAGATAACAGAGGATTTGGCAACGCTACTATATAGCGATGGCCAAGAAGTGACAGAAAAGACAGAAAAGAAAGTAAGTATTGAGATTGAAGAGGTAAGACACACTCTGGCTAATAAGTCGAGAGCTGGCTTTACAGAGGATATAAAAGCCCTGCTTAAAAAGTATGGCTCAGACAAGCTATCTCAGGTTGACCCAAAAGACTATGAGAGTCTCTTAAAAGATGTGGAGGCACTGAAATGAGCCATGCCCTATTATCCCCATCCTCATCTGAGAGATGGATTAATTCACCAGCTAGTGTCAAGTATCAAATCCTCTTTCAAGAGGAGCGTTCACCTTATGCACAGGAAGGATCGGAGGCTCACTTATATGCAGAGCACCTCCTTAAAAAGAATCTAGGAATGAAAACCAGAAATCCTAAAAACAAGCTGGAGTTTTACTCTAAGGAAATGGAAGAGTGTGCAGAAGGCTATGTGGTCTATATTAATGAAATCATGGCAAGTCTTACTAAGCCAAAAGTATATGTAGAAGAAAAGCTTAATTTGTCCATGTATATCCCAGAAGCCTATGGAACAGCCGATGCCATTATTGCAGGTGGTGAGGAACTTCACATCGTAGATTTCAAATATGGCTTAGGTATCCAAGTTGATGCTAGAAACAATAGTCAACTGATGATTTATGCCCTAGGTGCCTTATATCTCTTTGATGGGATTTACGACTTTACTAAGGTCACCATGCATATCTACCAGCCAAGACGTACCAATATCTCATCTTTTTCAATGACTCCTAAAGACTTATACAAGTGGGCTGAAGAGGTGTTAAAGCCTAAAGCTTTAGAGGCCATCAATGGTCAAGGTGAATTTAAAGATGGCCCATGGATGAGATTTTGGCCAGCAAAAAGTCGAGGAAGAAGAAGGGCTGAGTATGTACTGGAATGCTTAAAGTATGACTTTAAGAAACCAGAACTACTGATGGATTCAGAAATTGAGGACATCCTAGCTATCATTCCAAGTCTTGAGTCTTGGATAGTAGACGTTAAAGAATACGCCTTAGAAGAGGCCCAGCTAGGAAAAACATGGCAGAACTTCAAACTCGTTGAAGGCAGGTCAACACGTAAATACGGCGATGAAGAAAAGATTGTAGAAACCGTTAAGAAACTGGGCTATGACCCTTATGAGAAAAAACTTCTTGGTATTACCAAGATGACAAAACTCCTAGGCAAGGAAGAATTTGACAAACACCTATCGCCCTATATTAGTAAACCACAGGGCAAACCAATCCTTGTACCAAGGTCAGATAGTCGTCCAGAAATTGCAAATGCAAAAGATGAATTTTCAAAGATAGAAGGAGAAGAATAAAATGACAAATTTAAATCAAACAAAAGTAACAACAGGAAAAGTAAGACTTAGCTATGCCAATGTATGGGAGCCAAAATCAATTAATGGTGGCAAGGAAAAGTACTCTTGTTCCATCATCATTCCAAAAACTGATACGAGAACCATTGAAAAAATCGAGCGAGCCATTAAAGCTGCAATTGAAAGAGACTTAGGTAAATTTGGTGGGAAAATGCCAAACATGAATGCAATTAAACTGCCCCTTCGTGACGGCGATATTGAGAAAGATGACGGGGCTTACAGGGATGCCTACTTTGTTAATGCCAATTCCTTAACAGCACCTCAAATCGTGGATAGAAATGTCGAGCCAATTATCGATAGAAGTGAAGTTTACTCAGGTGTCTATGCTCGTGTGAGCTTAAACTTTTACGCCTTTAACGTCAATGGGAACAGGGGAGTTGCCTGTGGACTTGGGAACATTCAAAAGCTTTCTGATGGTGATCCACTCGGTGGACGTTTTAATGCAAGTGATGACTTTGATATTTACGGCGATGATGACGAAGAAGACTTTTTATCTTAGGAGGTAAATCATGAAAACTATTATTTCCATTCTACTTCTGATTATTTTATCTCAAATTATCTTCTTTCTAATCCAAGCAAACATCGATGCGATTACAGAAAGAAGATATAGGAGAGAGGATAGGGAAAATGAAAAACTTGATGATGGACATCGAGACCTATAGCTCAAGAGACTTAAGAAAATCAGGTGTGTATAAGTATGCCGAGAGTGAGGATTTTGAGATCCTCCTCTTTGCATACGCTATCGATGATGAAGATATACAAGTGATTGATTTAGCTAATGGTGAAGAAATCCCAGAAGAAATCTTACATGCTTTAGAAGATGACAAAGTGGAGAAGTGGGCTTTTAATGCAAACTTTGAACGAGTTTGTCTGTCTAGGTATTTAGGAAGAAGGCTAAATCCAAAGTCCTGGTATTGTTCGATGGTTTGGTCTGCTTACTTAGGTCTTCCTTTATCTCTTGAAAAGGTAGCAGAGGTATTAAGATTTGATACAAAGAAAATGTCGGAAGGAAGAAGTCTCATTCGCACCTTTTCTATTCCCGTTACTCCAACTAAGTCAAATGGTTACAAAAGCAGATTAACCAAAGCTGATGAGCCAGAAAAGTGGGAGCTTTTTAAGGAATATAACAAGAGGGATGTGGAAGTAGAAAGAGCCATCAATAAAAAATTATCAGCCTTTCCTATACCAGATTTTGAATGGGAGAACTATCATATCGACCAAGTGATTAATGACCGTGGTATCTGTGTAGATTTAGACCTTGTAAAGGGTGCTGTAGATATTGATGAAAAGCTCTATGAGAAAAATATGAAAAGAGCAATGGATTTAACAGGACTAGAAAATCCGAACTCACCTTTACAGCTACGTGAATGGTTAAAAAAAGAGGGACTAGAAATGGACTCTCTTGCTAAGAAGGAAGTGGATAAAGCCATCAAAGAGTCAACGGGTAAGGTTCGAGAGGCCCTTTTATTAAGAAGACAGCTTTCTAAGTCTTCTATTAGAAAGTTTAATGCCATAGAAAATGTAGCAACGAAGGATAAAAAGGTAAGAGGGCTCATCCAGTTTTATGGAGCAAATAGGACAGGACGCTATGCAGGAAGACTTATCCAGGTGCAAAACCTAAGAAGAAACAATCTTGATGATTTAGAGCTTGCAAGATCTATCGTAAAAGATGGTGACTACGAACTATTGAGTCTTTTATATGATTCACCTGCTGATGTCTTATCACAGCTTATTCGTACAGCTTTTGTTCCAAGTAAAGGTCGAGTTTTAGTGGTTTCAGACTTCACAGCTATCGAAGCAAGGGTGTTAGCATGGCTCTCTGGCGAGACTTGGAGGATGGATGCATTTAATAGAGGGGTCGATATTTACTGTGAGTCAGCCTCTCAGATGTTTAGTGTACCAGTAGAAAAGCATGGTATTAATGGTCATCTTAGACAAAAAGGAAAAATAGCTGAGCTTGCCTGTATTGCAGAAGGTGAACTAGTCCTAACAAATCGAGGCCTTGTTCCTATTGAAGAAGTTAAGCTATATCACAAATTATGGGATGGAAATTCATGGGTGACCCACGAAGGGGTCGTTTATAAAGGAATAAGAGAGGTGATTGAATATGAAGGACTCAGAGCAACAAAAGATCACCTCGTATGGATTGAGGGGCAACAGAGGCCGATACACTTTGGACAAGCCTCCAATAGCGGAGCACATCTCTTACAAACAGGAGATGGTAGGAGAGAGATACGGCTGGGTGAAAATTATAAGCCCAGAAAAAAGATGGTCAAAAAATTGGAACAGCTGTTACGTACTCACTCAATGTCAAGGATGTGGAAGTGTTCAATGGCAAGACAGAGGAAATCTAACATCAGGTCAGTCAATGGGGTGTCAGTCATGCTCTCAACCAAGACAAATACCAAAGTGGCTAAATCGGCGATTAACAGCAGCAAAGCAAAGATGCGAAAACAAGAAGGACCCGCAGTACAAGAATTATGGGCAAAGAGGAATAAAATTCAAATTCAAAAGCATTCTAGAAGCGGGCCTGTATTTAATAGAAAAATATGGGATACCCTCAAGAAAATTAGAAATAGACAGAATAGACAACAATGGGCACTACCAAAAGGGAAATATTCGATTTGTAGATCATTCAAAAAACAACTCAAACAAAAGGTCTACAGTACTGACGGAATTTCATCAAAAGTATTGGCCTTATGCGAGAAGTGTGGTTATAAGAAAACTATCTCAAGGCCTATCAAGAAAAGAAGTCATCCAGGATGCCAGAACTGCTGTAGAGGAAAAAAGGAAAAACTGGCGATTGATAGAGGCAAGGCTAGAGTTTATGACATACGAAATGCCGGACCACATCATCGTTTTACCGTATCAGGAAAACTAGTCCATAACTGTGGCTATCAAGGCTCTGTCGGGGCACTTAAGGCCATGGGAGGACTTGAGATGGGTCTTTCAGAAGATGAGCTTCAGTCCGTCGTAGATTCTTGGAGAGAGGCTAATCCCAATATTGTAAACCTTTGGTATGAAATCGACCGAATCGTTAAATCAGTGATTAAGTCTAGAGGAAGAGAAAGATACAAAAATCTTTTATTTTCTATGGAAAAAGGGATTCTCTTTATTACACTCCCATCGAAAAGAAGACTTGCCTATATGAGGCCAGGGATTGGTATGAATCGTTTTGGTGGCGAGTCCATCACTTATGAGTTTACTTCTACAGGAGGCAAGTGGGAAAGACAAGAATCCTATGGTGGGAAATTTGTAGAGAATATCGTTCAGGCCATAGCTAGAGATATTTTAGCAAGTAGCCTTAAGCGTTTAAATAAAAAATACGAAATTGTCATGCACGTTCATGATGAGGTGGTGATTGATGGCTACCCAAAGGATCTAGAAGACATCAATAAGATTATGTGCCAAAACCCCTCATGGGCTAAGGGACTGGTCCTTGATGCTGAGGGCTTTGTCTGTGATTTTTATAGAAAGGATTAGAATAATGAATTTAGAAATATATAAACATGAAGAATTTGAAGATATAAGAACAATGCTTATAGATAATGAGCCATGGTTTGTAGGAAAAGATATCGCTCAGAACTTGGGATATAGCAATACACGAAAAGCGATCCTTGATCACGTTGATAAAGAAGACAAAAAAGATGGGGTAACGATTCGTGACTCCATGGGAAGAAAGCAAACGCCAATATTTATCAACGAATCAGGTCTCTATAGCCTTATCTTATCCAGTAAGCTTCCCTCAGCGAAAAAGTTTAAAAGATGGGTGACTAGTGAAGTCCTACCTTCTATTCGAAAAAGAGGGCTTTATGCTACTGATGAGATACTAAATAACCCTGATTTAATGATTGCAGTCCTTGAAGAATTAAAGAAGGAAAGAGAAGAAAAGGCCATATTAAAACAACAGAACTTAGAGCTTAAACCCAAAGCCTCATATTACGATGTGGTTTTAAACTGCAAGGAGGCAGTCGCCATTTCTGTGATTGCTAAAGATTATGGTTGGTCTGCTAGAAGAATGAATAAACTTCTTCATAATTTAGGCGTTCAATACAAACAGGGAAGAATCTGGCTTTTATATCAAGACTATGCAGCAGAAGGTTATACCTGCACGAAGACTCATGCCTATCCAAAAGGAAATGGAGAGATGGGTTCTAAAGTTCATACCTATTGGACTCAAAAGGGTAGACTATTTATCTATGACCTACTTAAAAGTGAAGGCTATGTTCCTCTTATTGAAAAGAAAGAGGTAGCCTAATGCTTGTATATATCGCCAGTCCCTTTCGAGGAGATATTGAGACCAATATAAAAATAGCTAGAAAGTATTCGAGATATGCGATGGAGGAGGGTTCTGTCCCTCTTGCACCTCATCTTCTTTTCCCTCAATTTATGGATGAAGAAAGTGAAAGAGACCTGGCCCTAGCTCTTAATATTGAGGTCTTAAAAGCTTGTAAGGAAATCTGGGTCTGTGGGGCATTCACTACGGAAGGAATGGCTTTTGAAATCAAAAAAGCAAAAGAGCTAGGCATTCCAATAAGGGAGGTTATGTTATGAAACTTTTCCACTCAGATACAAGAGGTAATGAGAAAAACACACTTTACCCTCATGAGATCAAGGTGACAGATATTAGGTCTTTTGAAAAACTAGCATCTTATGACCACGTTATGGCCAAGTATAAAAACAATAAAAGATCCAATGATAATTTTTTAGAATCTGACTGTATTGCCATGGATATAGATAATTCAGGAACGGATGATACTTCAAAGTGGGTTGGTATCCGTGATATCAAGAAAGACTTTGATGGGATTAAATTTGGGATTTGTTACAGCAGAAACCATATGAAAGAAAAAGGCACGGAGTCTGCTAGGCCAAGATTTCACATCTACTTTCCTATTCCTAAGGTTTACGATTTAGAAACTTATGTCTCTTATAAGGAAAAGCTCGCCTTATTTTTCCCATACTTTGACCAGAATGCCTTAGATGGAGCTAGGTTTTTCTATGGGGTAGATGGGCCAGTCGTTGAGATTATAAGAGGTAGAAATTATGTCACAAGTCTTTTACATGATGATTTTGAAGACTTAGACAAGATAAAACAAGGCAGTAGAAATACGACCATGAGTCGATTTGCAGGTTCGATTCTTGTACGCTTAGGAGAAAGTGAAAAGGCTAAAAAACTCTTTTATGAAAAAGCTGAACAATGCGTGCCACCTTTAGATGATGACGAATTAAATCAAATTTGGAGGTCTGCATTAGGTTTTTATTCCAAGATTAAAAAATCACCTAGCTATATCCCACCAGAAGATTATGAGAAGAGTTTAAGGCCTGATCCTTTTTCTGATTTAGGACAAGCGAGTGTATTGGTAGGAGAATATGAGGATATTTTAAAATATTCAAAAGCGACCAACTTCATGGTTTATACAGGAAAACTCTGGGAGGAGTCAGACCTAAAGGCCCAGCTTTTATCTCAAGAATTAGTAAAAAAGCAGATGGAAGAGGCGCAAGCCTCTATTCAAAAGATAAAAGATAAGGTGATAAAGCTTGGTATCTATGAGAAGATGGCGGGCTTATCCAAGGCAAAGGCAATGGCCCTTTTATCCAGTGATGAAAAAAGACTTTTAAATCTTTTGGAAGAAGAAGAAAAGTATTTAGCCTATGCCATTAAAAGAGGCGATTCAAGAGCGATTAATGCCACACTTAAGGAGGCTATGCCTATGGTAGAAGTCGACCCCAGTATCTTTGATAGGGATGAATTCTTACTGAATTGTCACCATGGGGTAGTCAACTTAAAAACTGGTGAAAGCTTGGACCATGAGCCTAGTTTGTACCTAAGTAAGATGACAAACACAAAGCCCTCAAATAAAGGAAAAGACATCTGGCTTGATGCCTTGGATACTTTCTTTTTGAAGGATAAGGATTTAATTGATTATGTTCAAAAGATTGTAGGCCTTGCTGCGATTGGAAAAGTCTATCTTGAAGCCCTTATTATTGCTTACGGTGATGGGAAAAACGGCAAGTCAACCTTTTGGAATGTGATTGCTAGGGTCTTAGGTTCCTACAGTGGGACTATTTCCTCTGATATTTTGTCGGCGAATAATACGAGAAATATTAAACCAGAAATCGCTGAGACCAAGGGAAAAAGGCTTCTTATTGCAGCAGAGCTTGAAGAAGGAATGAGACTATCAACCTCAATCATCAAACAGCTCTGTTCTACTGATGAAGTAAATGCGGAGAAAAAATTCAAGGCACCCTTTAAGTTTACCCCAACCCATACCCTGGTCCTTTACACAAACCACCTACCAAAGGTTGGTGCTATTGATGATGGTACCTGGCGAAGACTGATTGTCATTCCCTTTTTAGCCAAGATTAAGGCCAAGGATGATATCAAAAATTATGGCGATTATCTATACAAGGAGTCTTCAGAATATATCTTACAGTGGATTATTGATGGGGCAAAAAAGGCCATTGCTTTAGATTTTAAATTCAAACGACCAAGAAAAGTCGAAGATGCCATCAATAAATACAAGGAAGACAATGACTGGCTAGGAAAGTTCATCGAGGATTGCTGTGAGCTAGATGAGGATTTTGTTCAAAAGTCTGGGGTCTTTTATCAAGAATATAGGGCTTATTGCATGCGTACAGGAGAGCATATCCGTAGTACGACTGACTTTTACAATGCTCTTGATATAGAAGGTTTTATTCGTAGAAAGACAAATAAGGGAAGTTTCATCCATGGTGTGAGGCTAAAAGATGATGAGTTCTCTGTGGTGTAGGTCAAGACCCTCACACTGTCACTCGACTATCACTTCTTGAAAGGAAGTAACCATAAGGGTTTAAGAGCTATATGTAAGTGGTGATAGTCTATTACTATTAATAATAAAAATAAAATAAAATAAAATAATAAATTTTATTATATATATAAAAGGTTACTAAAAGAGTGTCTTGGGCACCACTTTCCCATAAAATCAATGTTTGTAGAGGTTTTTTAGTGAAAGTTAGTGAGGGTCAATGGAGAAAAAACGGATGTTAGAGAAAGAAATTGAAGAAAAATTAGTAGAAAAGGTAAGGGGATTAGATGGTCTGTGCTTAAAATTTACCTCCCCCTCCCTGACGGGAGTACCTGATCGTATGATTCTACTTCCAAGGGGGAAGATTGGATTTGTTGAAGTAAAAAGAAAAGGACAAAGACCAAGAAAGATTCAAGAGCTTAGGATAAAACAACTTAAAGACTTAGGCTTTCTAGTCTTTGTCCTAGATGATAGAGAAAAGATTGAGGAGATACTAGATGAAATACAAGCCACATAAGTATCAGGAATATGCAAGCAAATATATCGAAGACCATGAGATAGCTGCTATTTTTTTAGACTTAGGTCTTGGAAAGACGGTCATTAGTCTAACAGCGATTAATAATCTACTCTTTGACTCTTTTGAGGTATCCAAGGTCTTAATTATTGCTCCCTTGAGAGTTGCAAGAGATACCTGGAAAGATGAGATAGAAAAATGGGATCACTTATCCTTACTTGAGTATTCTGTTGTGGTTGGCTCTCAAAAAGAAAGAGAGAAGGCTTTAGAGAAAAAAGCCGATATCTATATTATTAATCGAGAAAATGTGGTCTGGCTGATTGAAAATTATGCCTTTAACTATGACATGGTGGTCATTGATGAGCTAACTTCTTTTAAATCTCACAGGGCAAAAAGATTCAAGGCTTTGATAAAGGTAAGACCTAAAGTGAAAAGAATGGTGGGTCTAACAGGAACGCCTTCCTCAAATGGACTGATGGATTTATGGGCACAGTTTAGACTCCTTGATATGGGTGACAGGTTGGGAAAATTTATCTCCTATTACCGAGAAGTTTATTTTAAGCCAGATAAGAGAAATGGTCATATCATATACTCCTATAAACCCTTGCCAGACTCGGAGGAGAAGATTTATCAAAAGATAGCAGACATTACGGTATCCATGAAGGCAAAGGACTTTATTGAAATGCCTGAGAAAATAATAAGTGACGTCAAGGTAAAGATGAGTCCTAAGGAAAAAGAGCTTTATGATGACTTTAAAAAAGAGATGGTCTTGGAGCTTAAAAATGAAGAGATAGATGCCGTCAATGCGGCAGTTCTTTCCAACAAACTACTTCAATTAGCAAGCGGGGCAATTTATACAAAGGATAAAGACTATGTCGTCTTACATGAGAAAAAGCTCGATGCCCTGGAGGATTTAATTGAGGCAGCTAATGGAAAGCCCGTCCTTATTGTCTATAACTTTAAGCATGACCTGGAAAGAATCAAAAAGCGTTTTGATGTAAGAGAACTAAGGACTAGTGAGGCTTTTAAAAGATGGAACGAGGGAGAAATTCCTTTAGCTATGATTCATCCTCAATCAGCAGGCCATGGGCTTAATCTTCAACATGGGGGTTCAACCATCATCTGGTTTTCCTTGACTTGGTCTTTAGAATTTTACGAGCAGACCAATGCTAGGCTTTTTAGGCAAGGGCAGAAGGATACTGTAGTCATCCATCACATTTTATGCGAAGAAACCATCGATGAAGATGTGGTTATGGCTCTTAAGAACAAGAGTAAAATCCAAGAGGCCTTATTAAAGGCAGTAAAAGCAAATATGGAGGTGGGATGATGAAGGCAAAGGAATACTTACAACAGGCCTTTCATTTAGATAAAAGAATCAACTCAAAGCTAGAACAGCTGGAGTCATTAAATGCCCTAGCTACTAAAGCATCATCTACCCTATCGGATATGCCAAAGAGTCCAAATCGAGGAACATCAAGACTTGAAGATACGATTGTTAAAATTATAGACCTTCAAGAAGAGATTAATAGGGATATCGATAGGCTGGTCGATTTAAAAAGAGAGATAGTAGAAATCATAAAGCAAGTGGAAAATAAGGAACTGCAAGCCTTACTTGAAAAGAGATATCTTTGTTTTGAAACCTGGGAGGAGATAGCAGTCGATATGAACTATTCCATCCAGCATATTTTTAGGCTTCATAGTAAGGCTTTAGATGATGTTCAATTAAAGTTGAGAGTAGATGTGATAGAAAGAGAGTAGGCTATTGTAGTATTGTTAGGATAGGAAAAAAGAATAAAAGTTTTAAGCCTTGGGAGAAGTCTCAGGGCTTTTTGTATGGAGTGATAATATGCCAAGAAAACCAAAACGTCCATGTAGGTATCAAGGTTGCCCCAACCTATCAGATGATGTCTACTGCGATGAACATAAAAAGTTAATGACTAAACACTATGAGTCTTTTACTCGTGGCTACTCATCAGGGAAAAGATATGGAAGAAGCTGGCGAAAGATAAGGGAGCGCTATGTAAGGATGCATCCTCTTTGTGAGATGTGTCTAAAAGAAGGAAAATCCACCCTAGTAGAGGAAATCCACCATATCCTTCCTTTATCTGAGGGAGGAAATCACGAGGAAAATAATCTGATGAGCTTGTGTAAATCTTGCCATGAGAAAATTCACCGTGATCGAGGAGACCGTTAAAGGGCAGGGGGAGGGGAAATCTCTAAAAGCTTAGCCCCTGGACAACGGCGGCCCCTCTCACGCACAAAAAAGGGAAATCAAAGGGGGTATTAACCCCACTTCAGAAATGGGGTGATAGAAATAGCAAAAGATGGAACAAGAAGAGGTGGGAAAAGAGCGGGAGCTGGTAGAAAATCTAAACCCTTAATTGAAAAGATAAATGCAGGCCTAGATGCCAAGGTGATTGACCTACCAGAGACAGAAGATTTAAGTGGAGCCGATATGCCACTTGTAAAAGATTACATGAAAAGAAAACAAAGAGATGGAAGTGACCTTTATGCAGAAGAAATCTATACAGAAACATGGGATTGGCTTAAAAAGTTCTCTTGTGAACAGCTCGTTGGGACTCAGCTTTTAAACCAATACGCCATGAGTGTTTCAAGATGGATTCAGTGCGAGGAGGCTATTTCTGAATTTGGCTTTTTAGCAAAACATCCAACAACAGGTCAAGCCATAGCATCTCCTTATGTCAGCATGAGTCAGAATTATATGAAGCAAGTCAATCAGATTTGGTATCAGATTTATGACATTGTAAAAGAAAACTCATCCATCGACTATGAGGGCGCAACACCACAAGATGATGTGATGGAAAGATTACTAAGAACAAGAAAGAGGTAGAAAATATGATAGAAAAAGTAAACCCAATGCATCCAGATAAACTAGCCGACAGGATAGCAGGTGCAATTGTTGATTTAGCCTATAAAAAGGAGCAAGACCCTAAAATAGCTGTTGAAGTGTTAATTGGTCATGGCACTTGCCATGTCATCATAGAGACAGGCACTAGGCTAAAGTTTAGGGAAATTAAGTCCATTATTCAAAGGATTGCTGGAGATATAAAAAAAGATATTGCCATTTTCCCTCAAGATATTAGCCTCTCTCATAACCAAGAGGAAAAAATGAAGTGTGGAGACAATGGCATATTTAGGGGAGCACCTTTAAGTGAAGAAGATAAAAAGCTAAGTAAAATAGCAAGAGATATCTACTCAAAATATCCCTTTGATGGTAAATACATACTTGATAAGGATAGGCTGATTATCTGCCAATCTCATGCAGAAAAAGAAGACTTACAAGCCTTGTATCCAAAAGCAGAGATTAATCCTCTAGGCTATTGGACAGGTGGACCCAATGTTGATACTGGTGCAACCAACAGAAAACTTGGTTCAGATATGGCTGATTCTGTAACGGGTGGTGGCCTTCATGGAAAAGACCTATCTAAGGCAGATGTATCCGTGAACATCTACGCTTTTTTAAAGGCACAAGAAACGGGGAGGCCTGTAGAACTTTCCTGTGCAATTGGAGATGAAGAAGTGGACGGTAGGCCTTACAAGCAAATTGTAGAAATAGCAAGAAAGTATATCGATTCCCTTGGTGGCTTTGAGAAGTTTGCCGAGTGGGGTCTTTTTTAATGGGAGGATGTATGGATATTCAAAAGAAAAAGATAAAAGGCCTTATTCCAGCTGACTACAATCCAAGAAAAGACTTAAAGCCAGGTGATGAAGAGTATGAAAAACTTAAAAAATCGATTGAAACTTTTGGTTATGTTGAACCTGTTATATGGAATGAAAAGACGGGGCAGGTAGTTGGTGGCCATCAGAGACTAAAAGTGTTGGAAGACTTAGGCTATAAAGAAATTGACTGTGTGGTCATTTCTATGGATGAAACCCAGGAGAAGGCCTTAAATATTGCCTTAAACAAAATATCGGGTGATTGGGATAAAGAAAAATTGATGCTTTTAATCACTGATTTAGAGTCAGAAGCTTTTGATGTTTCACTAACTGGCTTTGACCTTCCTGAACTTGATGATTTGTTTAAAGATAGTCTTTCAGATGGAATTAAGGATGATGATTTCGATGTTGAAAAAGAACTAGAAAAGCCAGCTCTATCAAAGTTAGGCGACTTATGGACTTTAGGACGACATAAGCTTTTAGTAGGTGATGCAACCAAGGAAAAATCCTATCAAAAATTAATGGGAGAGGTGAAGGCCAATCTGGTAGTTACTGATCCTCCTTATAACGTCAACTATGAAGGAAAAGCTGGGAAAATAAAAAATGACCATATGGATCAGGGTTCGTTTTATGAGTTTCTACTTGCTGCCTTTAGAAATATGGAACATGTTATGGCAGATGACGCTAGTATCTATGTCTTTCATGCAGACACAGAAGGCTTAAATTTTAGAAGGGCCTTTGAAGATGCAGGCTTTTATTTGTCGGGCACATGTATTTGGAAGAAGCAGTCCCTAGTTCTAGGTAGAAGTCCTTACCAATGGCAACATGAGCCCATACTTTTTGGCTGGAAGAAAAAGGGCAAGCATAAATGGTATACAGGAAGAAAAGAATCAACCATCTGGGAGTTTGATAAACCTAAGAAGAATCAGGACCACCCAACCATGAAACCTATACCACTAGTGGCCTATCCCATTATGAACTCATCTCTTACTAATTCAGTAATATTGGATTGTTTTGGTGGTAGTGGATCAAGTCTTATTGCTTGTGAACAGACAGATAGGATCTGCTACACAATGGAGCTTGATGAAAAGTACGCTGATGTGATTGTAAAAAGATATATCGAGCAAGTGGGTAAAGTGGATGACGTTTCTGTTGAAAGGGATGGAGTCCGATTCTCCTATACTGAAGTGGTGAATTTTAATGACGAGTAATTTAACCCTAGGTTCTTTATTCGATGGGTCTGGTGGTTTTTCCTTAGCAGCTAAACTTAATGGTATTAAGCCTATATGGGCAAGTGAAATTGAACCCTTTCCCATAAGAGTAACCACTAAGAGATTACCGGAAGTAAAACATTTAGGTGATATCAGAGAAATTAAAGGCGAGAAGATAGAGCCTGTTGATATCATAAGCTTCGGTTCTCCCTGTCAAGACCTATCTATTGCAGGGAAAAGGGGTGGCTTGAAAGGAGAACAATCAAATCTTTTTTTTGAAGCCATAAGGATTATTAAGGAAATGAGGTGGAAGACTAATGAAAAATATCCAAGATACATCCTGTGGGAAAATGTCCCAGGAGCCTTCTCCTCAAACAAAGGAGAAGATTTTAGAAGAGTCCTTGATGAAATTATATCCATCAAAGGAGCGTATCCCTCAGTGCCTATGCCTAGTCAAGGCAAATGGCCCTATGCCGATCTACTTATGGGAGAAGAATTTAGCCTTGCTTGGAGGGTTCTTGATGCAAAATACTTCGGAGTGCCCCAGCGAAGGAGAAGAATCTTTCTTATCGCAGATTTTGGAGGAAGAAGTGCCGGACAAATACTATTTGACCAAGAAGGCCTGCCTTGGAATCTTAAAAAGAGCAAGGAAAAAAGGAAAAGAAATCCCTGGGCCACTAAAAACTGCACTGGAAAAGCAATCTGTTTAAATGACCAAGGTGGCCAGAGAATAGATATTAGAAATGAAGAATCAGGAACTTTAAGAGCAAAGGCAGGAAGCCCTCCCTTAGTTTTTGAAAACCACGGCCAAGACAGCCGATTTAAGGGACCTTTGGAGGAGTCACCGACCCTTTTATCTACTCTTGGAACAGGAGGAAATAACCAGCCTTTGGTGGCCTACGATATAAGACAAACATCAGAAAACACAAAAAATGAAAGACATCATATTTATAAATGTAATCTTGCAAGGACGGTTGATACGAGTGGCAATCCACCTACAAGAAACCAAGGTGGAGTAGCAGTGATTCGAGATATTTATTCACTTAGTAAGAACTCCCACTTTACAAACACACAGGTCAATGAAACATCCTCACTGGTTGCAACTGATTATAAAGATCCACCTCTTGTTTTTAATAAGTATATAAGAAGACTTACTCCTACAGAGTGTGGGAGGTTACAAGGCTTTCCTGATGATTGGTGTCAAAACTTAGAGACAGAAAATCCAACAGAAGAAGAGATGGTCTTTTGGAGAAAGGTCTTTAAAACAGACACTAAAATTAGAAGATTAAAGAAAGAGAAGACCGATAGGCAAATAAGAAAATGGCTTAAAGACCCGCATACAGATTCGGCTGAGTACAAAATGTGGGGCAACGGAATCGCCCTACCATGTGCAGTCTATATTTTTGAGAAATTAGTGAAGGTAGACTATTCCACTTAATCGATTCTTTTTGAAATATAGAGCAAAGAAACCTCCTCTAAGCGCTATTTATAGCCATTATTCTTTGAAATTGTCTTGACTTCCTTTTGGACCTACGGGAATATGTAGACACAAAAGCAAGGAGGTCAAAGATGACAAACAAAGAATTAAAAAGACAAACATTTTTAGAAGCTACAAAAAGATATAAAGAACAAAAAAGAGGACTTTATGAGAGAGAGCCAGAAAGAGAACTTTACGATAATGGGAAAATTGGCTGGAATGAATACGTAAAGCTTAGTAAAAAGAGAAAAGACCAAGAAAGAGAAAAATATCAAAGGGCAATAAAAACTATGAGCTTTATGATGACGGCCTCATTACCTATGATGAGTTTTTAGAATTAAATGGAGGAAACTAAGATGGCTTACAAGTTCACGAAAACTCAAAGAGACCTAAACGATTTAATTCAATCATCAGCTATTACCATGGTTGGCTTAGTGGAAGGAGAAGAGGGAGATTTAGCATTCCAAGAGTACTTAAAAGAATATTTAGAAGATGACACTATATACGTTACCGAAGGCAGAGTTATTAATGAATTTTATGGGACTGATTTTAAGGATGATTTAAGAATCGTTAGCCTTAAGTATAATAAGCTAGGAAGACTTCCTTTGATAAGGCTTGAAATTGGAGCCAAGTGGTTTGATGACTTTATAGACAACTTATAAAAGATAATAAAAAGACAAAAGGACTAGGCTCTTTTTGTCGTGGTAAAAGTCACAGTAATGTGGCTATTTTTTATGCCAATTTTCAAAAGAGGGAGGTGAAGATTATCAGAAAGTTAAAAAATTATAAGCCAACCAGGTTTATGAAGGAAGATTCTTTCTATGATAAAGAAAGGGCTGATTATGCAGTAACTTTTATTGAATGTTTAACACACACAAAAGGCAAATGGGCAGGCAAGCCTTTTGAACTAATGGATTGGCAAGAAAGAATTATAAGGGACTTATTTGGAGTAATAAAACCAAATGGATATAGACAATTTAATACGGCTTATATAGAAATTCCTAAAAAACAAGGCAAGTCTGAGTTAGCTGCTGCTGTAGCTCTTCTTTTAACTTGTGGAGACTTTGAAGAAAGAGCAGAGGTTTATGGCTGCGCTGCAGATAGACAGCAAGCGACCATTGTATTTGATGTTGCAGCCGACATGGTAAGAATGTGCCCTGCCTTAAACAAGAGGGTGAAGATTCTTCAATCTCAAAAACGAATTATCTATAGGCCGACTAACTCTTTCTATCAAGTTTTATCTGCAGAGGCTTATTCCAAGCACGGCTTTAACATCCACGGAGTAGTATTTGATGAACTTCACACTCAACCAAATAGAAAACTCTTTGATGTAATGACGAAAGGCTCTGGGGATGCAAGAACACAGCCTTTGTATTTTTTAATTACAACAGCAGGAACGGACACCAAGTCCATCTGTTATGAGACCCACCAAAAGGCGGTCGATATCATTGATGGAAGAAAGACCGATCCTAGCTTTTATCCAGTGATTTATGGAGCTGATATGGATGATGATTGGACAGATGAGGAGGTTTGGAAGAAGGCAAATCCATCTCTTGGAGTAACGGTTCATATTGACAAGGTAAGGCAAGCCTGTGAATCGGCTAAACAAAATCCGACAGAAGAAAATGCCTTCAGGCAATTACGACTCAATCAATGGGTTAAACAATCCATTAGGTGGATGCCAATGGATAAGTGGGATGAATGTGCTTTTAAGATTGATCCTAAAGAGCTTGAAGGTAAGGTTTGTTATGGCGGTTTAGATTTATCATCAACATCAGATATGACCTCTTTTGTCTTGGTATTTCCCCCAGAGGATGCAGATGATAAGTACCATATCCTACCTTACTTTTGGCTACCAGAAGAGACCTTATCTCTACGTGTTGCAAGAGACCATGTAAATTACGATATATGGGAAAAAGAAGGCTATTTGCAAACAACGGAAGGAAATGTGGTTCATTATGGTTTTATTGAGAAATTCATAGAAGATTTGGGAGAAAAGTATAACATTCGTGAAATTGCCTTTGATAGGTGGGGTGCTATACAAATGGTTCAAAACCTTGAAGGTATGGGCTTTACAGTGGTTCCCTTTGGTCAAGGTTTTAAGGATATGAGTCCACCAACTAAGGAGTTAATGAAGTTAACCCTAGAGAAGAAAATTGCCCATGGAGGTCATCCTGTACTTAGGTGGAATATGGATAATATCTTTATTCGAACTGACCCAGCAGGAAATATTAAACCAGATAAGGAAAAGTCTACAGAAAAAATCGATGGCGTTATAGCCACCATTATGGCACTTGATCGAGCAATACGCTATGGAAATGATAATAGTGAATCAGTATATGAAAGTAGAGGTCTTTTACTAATTTAATCTCGCCAAACATGTTTTATTAACGCCAAATAACAAATAATGGCTAAGATGATTCTCGCCAAAGTTGAATATTCATAGCCAAATAAGGTATAATGGCTAAGAAAGAGGTGGCATATGAGAGAATTCAATTACAGTAAATTACTTAATCTAAATCTCCCGGTGGATATATATAAATTGATAGCCGGAATTTATGAATGTAAAGGTAAACAAGAATTATACGTTGCAAATTATCCTGACGTATTAGAAAAAATGATAGAAGTAGCCAAGATTCAAAGTACAAAAGCTTCAAACGCAATAGAAGGTATTTCTACAAGTGATGGGCGTTTAGGTGAACTAATGAGTAAAAAATCTGAACCTAAAAACAGAAATGAGGAAGAAATTTATGGGTATAGAGTGGTTTTGGATATAATTCATGACAATTATGAAAATATCGAACTCAACAAGAATAACATCTTAACTCTGCATAGTAGACTTTATTCCTATTCTTATGAATCACATAGAGGAAAATTTAAAAGCATGGATAATGCTATTGTAGAAAGAAATGCGTTGGGAGAGGAAAAAATCATATTTAGCCCTGTATCTAGTTTTGAGACAGAAAAATATATAAATGAATGGCTAAATGCTTTCAATGAGGCACTTAAAATAGAAGTACCACCACTGCTATTAGTGCCGACATTTATTCATGATTTTTTATGCATTCACCCATTTAATGATGGAAATGGTAGAATGTCAAGACTCTTAACCTTACTTCTACTATATAGATTTGGATTTTTTGTAGGCAGATATATCAGTTTAGAAATGATAATAGAAGAAAGCAAAGATGATTACTATAGTGAACTTCAAGCATCAAGTGAAAATTGGCACGAGGGGACAAATGATGAACTACCATTCATTAGGTATATGTTATCTGTTATTCTAAAGGCATATAGGATATGTGATGAAAGGTTTTTATTAATAAGTGAACAAAGCTTAAGTTCATCAGAAAGGGTTATGCATGTTTTTAATAACTCTTTAGAACCTTTATCTAAGTCGGATTTAATGATTCTATGTCCTGATATATCTCAAAGGACAATAGAAAGGGCATTAAAAGAACTTCAAGATAATAACTTGATTCAAAAGATTGGAAAAGGACGAAGTACCAGATATATAAAAAAATAGGAACATATTAAGCATCTACATTGGTAGGTGCTTTTTTAATGCAAAAGGATGGAGGTGAAAAATGAATTTAATCGAAAGAATAAAAAAGCGATTTGAAAAATCGAAACCGAAAAATGAATACATCTCATCGAATAGGTTTTTCTTTGGACGTACCACAGCAGGAAAGGTGGTCAATGAGCAATCGGCCATGCAGATGACGGCTGTCTATGCCTGTGTGAGGATCTTATCAGAATCTGTGGCAAGCCTACCCCTTCATCTTTATAGGACAAATGGAGCTGGTAATAAGGAAAGGGCAAGAGACCATCCCTTATACTTTATCCTTCACGATGAACCAAATCCCGAGATGACTTCCTTCATTTTAAGGGAAACCTTGATGAGCCATCTTTTACTTTGGGGTAATGCCTATGCCCAGCTTATAAGAAATGGGAAGGGAGAAGTCATAGCTGTATATCCTTTAATGCCAAATAAGATGAGAGTAAAAAGAGATGATGATACAAAAGAGATAATCTATGAATACCGTCATGAAAAGGGAACAATTAACTTATCTTCATACGATGTTCTTCATATTCCAGGACTAGGTTTTGACGGGCTAATAGGCTACTCTCCCATTGCTATGGCAAAAAATGCCATTGGTATGGCCATTGCTACAGAAGAGTATGGAGCGAAGTTTTTTGCTAATGGAGCACAGCCTGGTGGAGTTTTAGAGCATCCAGGGATTATTAAAGACCCAGAAAGGATTAGACAGTCTTGGTCTCAGACCTTTGGTGGTTCTTCTAATTCAAATAAGATAGCCGTTTTGGAAGAAGGAATGAAGTACACTCCTATATCCATTTCACCTGAACAAGCTCAGTTTTTAGAAACGAGGAAGTTTCAGATTAATGAGATCGCCCGTATCTTTAGGGTGCCACCCCATATGGTGGGAGACCTAGATAAATCAAGCTTTTCTAATATTGAACAGCAATCTTTAGAGTTTGTGAAGTATACCTTAGATCCTTGGATTATCCGCTGGGAGCAGGCCCTAAACAAATCCCTTTTAAGGCCAGATGATAAGAAAGAATATTTTATTAAATTCAATGTAGATGGCTTACTTCGTGGAGATTATGAATCCAGGATGAATGGCTATGCCGTTGCAAGGCAAAATGGCTGGATGAGTGCTAATGATATTAGGACTTTAGAAAATTTAGATTTAATTCCAAAGGAAGAAGGCGGGGATATGTATCTCGTTAACGGGAATATGCTTCCTTTAGATAAGGCAGGAAGTTTTTATAATGACCAAACCCAACAAGCTGAAAGCGACTAGTAAGGAGGAGAATAGTTTGAATGAAAAATAAAAGATTTTGGTCTTGGAATAAAGATACAGGAGAGTCAGATAAAAGGACTCTCTTTTTTAATGGAACGATTGCTGAGGAATCTTGGTTCGATGACGATATCACACCCAAGATGTTTAAAGAGGAACTGGAAAAAGATAGTGGTGATATCGACATTTGGATTAATTCACCAGGTGGCGACTGTATAGCTGCTGCTCAAATCTATAACATGCTCATGGACTATCAAGGCAATATCACAGTAAAAGTGGATGGAATTGCAGCATCGGCTGCATCAGTCATAGCTATGGCAGGAGATGAAGTCTTAATGAGCCCCGTATCTATGCTTATGATTCATAACCCGATGACCATTGCCATTGGTGATGAGGAGGAAATGACCAAGGCCCATCAGATGCTTTTAAGTGTTAAGGCTTCCATCATTAATGCCTATGAAAAGAAAACAGGACTTAGTCGAGAGGAATTATCTAACTTAATGGATGCTGAGACCTGGATGGATGTGAACATGGCGAAAGAATATGGCTTTTGTGATGGTCTTCTTGAAAGAAAAGAGATGAGTCCATCAAGCAATAGGATAAGTTCAAATGCCATGATTTTTTCAAGAAGGGCTGTAACCAATTCACTACTTGAAAAGCTAAGAAAGACCGAAGGAAAACCAGTAAGTGAAGTCTTAGAAAGACTGGAAACAATAAAAAATAATTGGAGGTAAATTGTATGACTATTAAGGAACTTATCGAAAAGAGAACTCAGGCTTGGAATAAGGCCAAGACCTTTGCTGAAGAAAACAAGCAGGATAATGGAACCTTGTCTGATGAAGATTATAAGACATATGAGGGAATGGAAAAAGAAATCCATAACTATACCCGTGAAATTGAACGCTTAGAAAGAGAAAGCAAGATGGAGGATCAGTTGAATATGCCAATGAACAAACCAATTACATCAAATCCTAATAACACCGTAGGAGAAGAAAAAACAGGTAGGGCAAGCAATGAATATAAGAAGTCCATGCTACAGGCTCTTCGTACAAACTTTAGACAAGTCTCAAATATTCTACAAGAAGGGATTGATGGGCAAGGAGGCTATCTAGTACCAGAAGAATATGATGAACGACTGATTCAAGGTTTAGAAGAAGAAAATATCCTAAGAAAACTAGGAACAACGATTACAACAAGTGGAGAGCACAAGATTAATATTGCAGGTTCTAAACCAGCGGCTGCTTGGATTGAAGAAGGTGCAGCACTTAGCTTTGGTGATGCAAGCTTTGACCAGATTGTCTTAGATGCCCATAAACTTCATGTAGCAATTAAAGTAACAGAAGAGCTTTTATATGATAGTGCCTTTAATCTTGAAGAGTATATTCTATCAAGCTTTTCAAAGGCTTTAGCCAATGCGGAAGAAGACGCCTTCTTAAATGGGGATGGCCAAAATAAGCCTCTAGGAATCTTTGTAAAAACAGGAGGCGGAGAGCTAGGAGTCACCTCTGCCAATGAGAAGATTACTTCAGATGAAATCCTATCTCTTGTTTATTCATTAAAAAGACCTTACAGGAAAAATGCTGCCTTTATCTTAAATGACTCCTCTCTAGCAATCATTAGAAAGCTGAAGGACGGTAACGGGGCTTATATCTGGCAACCTTCCTACCAACAAGGAGAGCCAGACAAAATCTTAGGCTATCCCGTTTATACCTCAGCCTATGCGCCTGAGATTGCAAAAGGAAAGCCTGCGATTGCCTTTGGGGACTTCTCATATTACAACATTGGAGACAGAGGAACTCGTTCTTTCCAAGAATTAAAAGAGCTCTTTGCAGGTAATGGCATGGTCGGTTTTGTAGCTAAGGAAAGAGTCGATGGAAAACTTGTTCTTCCTGAAGCAGTTAAAATCCTTAAAGTAGGAGGAACAGCCTAAGGAGGGAGTAGATGTTAACACTAGAAGAGGCGAAGAGATATCTTAGGGTGGATGATGATTCTGAAGATTACTTAATTGAACATTTAATTGAAGTCGCTTGCGAAATTTGTCTTGATGTAGCAAGGCTGGAAGATATCAAAGCGATAGAAAAATATCCTTACCTAGATATCGCCATGCTTTATACGGTAGCCTATCTCTATGAGCATAGAGAAGAAGCGGACCATAAAGAACTTACCCTTAGTTTAAGAGCCCTTCTATTTGGAGTAAGACAGGAGGGCTTTTAAGTGAAAATAAATAAGCTAAGAGTACGGATTCAGATTCAAAAGGATAGGCCTATACAAGATGCGATGGGAGTTTACACAAGTAACTGGAGAGATTTTTATCATTGTCGTGCTAGTGTTGATTCTCGTGGACAAGCTGGTGGTGAAATGCAGGTAGCAGGAATGACGGTAGATCATAGTGATTTAATTTTTACGATTCGATATGCTCCAAGGCTTGCCAGTCTCACTACTAATGATTATCGCATCGTATTTAAAGGAGACATCTATGACATTAAAGGAATTGACTTTATGAACTATGAGAAAAAGGCTATAAAACTTTATGCAAAGAAGGTGAAAAGATGAAAAAGGTAAGCGTTGATGATATGGCAGATGAAATTGCAAAGGGTCTAGAAGAATATGCCAAACTTACGACCGATGGAATGAAAAAAGCTGTAACTGGTGCTGGTAGGACTGTGAGAAAAGAAATACAAGCAAAAGCCCCAGTAGATACAGGAGCCTATAAAAAGTCCTGGTTAGTAAAAAAAGATAAGGAGACTGCTAGCACCCTACAGCTAATTGTTCATTCTAGAAACAGATATCAACTAGCCCACCTTCTAGAGCACGGCCATGTCAAAAGAGGAGGTGGACGAGTAGCAGGTAAGGCTCACATTAAACCTGCTGAGGATATAGGTATACAGAAGCTAGAAGAAGATATTCAAAAAGCGATAAGGAGGATTTGATGAAAGACATACTAAAAGAGATAGGTCTTCCTTTTGCCTACCATCATTTTGCTGAAGGAAAATCACCTAAGCCTCCTTTTCTTATTTACTATTATCCAAGAAGTGAGAATTTCTCGGCAGATGGGCTGGCCTACTACAAAATACAAGTGATTCATTTGGAGCTATATACAGATAATAAAAATTTTATAGAAGAAGAAAGAATTGAAACCGTGCTAGATAGACACGGTATTTTTTATGACAAGCTAGAGACCTATATAGAATCAGAAAAGCTCTATGAGGTTTTATATATTTTTGAAGGGGAGGAAAATTATGGCAAATAAAATTAAATACAACTTAAAGAATGTCCATGTGGCGAAATTAACCGAAAGTAGGGGTTCTTATACCTATGAAACACCTGTAAGTATACCAGGTGCTGTGAGTATTAGCCTAGATGCTGAAGGCGAATCTACGCCTTTTTATGCAGATGGGATTGTTTATTTTAGGTCACTAGCCAATAACGGCTACAGTGGTGATTTGGAAATGGCTCTTATTCCTGAATGGTTTCGAGTCAATATCTTAAAAGAAACTCTTGATGCCAATTCAGTCTTAGTTGAGAATGCAGGCATTGCAGAGACAGAGAAGTTTGCTTTACTTTTTGAATTTGATGGGGATGTAAATGCCATTCGTCACGTGCTATATAACTGCTCTGCATCTAGACCTTCTATCGAATCAGAAACCAAGGAAGACACTATAGAGCCAGGAACAGAAACCCTAAGCTTAACAGCAGATCCAAGAGAAGACGGTCTAGTGAAATCAAGAACAGGGGACAGCACAAAGGATGAGGTTTATAAAAACTGGTATAAGAAGGTTTATATTCCTCAAGAGGCAAGCCCAGTATCTAGTTCAAGACCATAGGAGGAAAAGACATGATTGAAAAAACAGTACAAGTTGGAAGTAAAGAGGTTAGGTTTAAGGCATCAGCTAGCATACCAAGACTGTATCGAGCAAAGTTTAAAAGGGATATCTTTCAAGATTTACTGAAACTAGAAAAGTCCTTTAATAAAAAAGACGGAAACTTTGAAATTGAAGATTTAGAAATATTTGAAAATGTTGCCTATATTATGGCCTATCATGCGGACAAAACGATACCTCCAACGATTGAGGAGTGGCTGGAAGACTTTGAGATGTTTTCTATTTATGAGATTTTACCTGAGATATTAGAACTATGGGGTGTAAACATGCAGACGGAAGTAGAATCTAAAAAAAAGTTGAAAAAAGCACAAGGGAAATGACAACCCCACTCTTTCTCTTACGATGCTTAGAAATTGGTTTAAGCATAGGAGATTTAGATTTTGTAACCATTGGATTGGTTTTGGATATTTGGACAGAAAAATCAAATGATGATGTGAAGTATCAGAGGCTGGCTGGCCAAGCAGAGTTTGATAAATTTTAAGATACCTATGAGCCTATATATCATAGGCTTTTTTTATTTAGAAAGGAGGGAATTTATTGTCTAGAAGAATTAGGGGCATTACCGTTGAAATCGGTGGAGATACGACTGGTTTAGATAAGGCCTTAAAATCAGTTAACACTTCTATAAGAAATACGCAAGCAGGTCTACGTGATGTAAATAGACTTTTAAAGCTAGACCCAACCAATAGCAACTTGCTAGCACAAAAACAAAAACTACTACAAAAAGAAATTAATGAGACATCAGAAAAGCTAAAGACTTTAAAAGAAGCGGACAAACAAGCTAAGGCTCAATTAGAACGTGGCGAATTAGGTCAAGATAAATATGATGCCCTACAACGTGAAATCATAGAGACAGAAGAAAAACTAAAATCCCTCCAACTCCAATCAGAAACCACGAACTCTACCCTAGCTAAAATGGGCGAAGTGGGCTCAAAGATAGAAAGTGCTGGGGATAAAATCTCTGATGTTGGTAAAAAAGTCATGCCAGCAAGTCTTGCAGTAACAGGTCTTGGTTTTAGTGCAGTTAAAATGTCTTCTGACTTTGATACCTCCATGAGCAAGGTCTCTGCCATCTCAGGGACAACTGGTGAGGCCTTTGAAAAGCTAAGAGATAAGGCAAGAGAGATGGGAGCCAAAACCAAATTCTCTGCTACAGATGCAGCTGATGCTATGACCTATATGGCTATGGCGGGTTGGAAGACTGAGGATATGCTACATGGTATTGATGGGATTATGAACCTTGCTGCTGCAAGTGGCGAGGATTTAGCCCTAACCTCTGATATAGTAACGGATGCTTTAACAGGCTTTGGTTTAACAGCAAAAGACTCGGCTCATTTTGCAGATGTTTTAGCGGCCGCATCTTCAAATTCCAACACGAATGTAGCCTTGATGGGTGAAACCTTTAAGTATGTAGCCCCGATTGCTGGGGCCTTGGGCTTTACTGCTGAGGATACGGCAGAGGCGATCGGTCTTATGGCCAACTCTGGTATTAAAGGATCTCAAGCAGGTACATCTCTTAGAAATATCATGACCAACTTATCAAAAGACTTTGAGATAAGTGGTAAAGCTATCGGTGAGGTTACAATCCAAACAACCAATGCAGACGGTAGCATGAGATCTTTGTCTGAAATCTTAGGCGACTGCAGGGAGGCCTTTAGTAAGTTAACCGAGGCAGAAAAAGCCCATGTAGCAGAACAGCTCGTTGGAAAACAGGCAATGTCAGGCTTTTTAGCCCTTATGAATGCCGCCCCAGCAGATGTCGACAAGCTATCTCAAGCGATTAAAAATGCAGATGGGACGGCTGAGTCAATGGCAAAAACCATGCAGGATAACTTAGGTGGTCAACTGGAAGAATTATCCTCCGCTGCAGAAGAGTTAGCGATATCATTTGGGGATATGATGGTTCCTGTGATTCGAAAAGTAGTGGAGGGCATACAAGCCTTTATTGATAAGCTCAATGGGATGAGTGAGGAGCAAAAACAAGTCGTTTTAACGATAGGACTTATAGTTGCTGCCCTTGGTCCTTTTTTAGTTATTCTTGGAACAGTAATATCCAAGGTGGGTATTGCTATGCAGGCCTTTGTCAAGCTAGCAGGGGGTTTTTCAAAGTTTAAGCTTGTCTTAACAGGTAGCTCAGGCGTAGTTGGAAAACTTGCCACGGCTCTTACAGGCATCACTGCACCAATAACGGCCGTCATTGGTGTAGTAGCTGGACTAGTTGCAGCCTTTGTCACTCTTTGGAATACCAATGAAGAATTTAGAAATTCTATGATAGAGATATGGACGAGTATTCAAAACACCATATCCTCCTTTGTTCAAGGAATCAAAGAAAGACTTGAAGCATTAAATATTGATTTTACAGGCTTAGTAGAAACGTTAAAAGCTTTATGGATGGGGTTATGTGATTTACTAGCCCCTCTTTTTGAGGGGGCTTTTTTACTAATAGCAACGATTCTTGAGACGACTCTAGGGGCTTTAACAGGAATTCTTGATGTTTTTATCGGTCTATTTACAGGCAACTGGGAGCAGGCTTGGACTGGGGTAAAAGAAATCTTTTCTTCCCTTTGGGAGGGAATAAAGGGTGTATTTGAGACTGTCATTAATACGATTCAAAATTTAGCGGATACTATTTTATCCTGGTTTGGCACCTCATGGAATGAGGCCTGGACAGGTATTAGTGAATTCTTTATAGGGATTTGGACAGGAATCAGTGAGTTTTTATCAAATACCTGGGAGACCATTAAAAATGTGGTCCAAGTTGGTGTTATGGCCATTGGTGAAATCCTTAATGCTGCAATTACGATTATTACCTTGCCTTTCCAGTTTGTTTGGGAGAATTGTAAGGATATCTTGATACCAATTTGGGATTTTATGAAGACCCATATCTCAAATGCGATTAATGGCATCAAGTCTGTTATTGAGACGGTATTAAATACGATCCATACGATTTTTTCCACTATCTGGAATCAAATAAAAACAGTGGTATCTAGTGTACTGGAAGCAATAAAGTCAGTAGTATCTTCCGTTTGGTCACAAATATCATCCACTATAAAGGGTGTGATGGATGGGATTAAAAATACCTTATCTGGTATTTGGAATTCGATAAAATCAACGGTTTCCTCTACTTTAAATGGCATTAAAAGTACTGTGAGTTCTGTATTTAATAGTATTAAATCAACTGCTACCAATGTATGGAATGGTATTAAGTCAGCTATTACTGGACCAATTGATAGCGCGAAGAACTTTGTGAAAGGTGCTATTGATAAAATGAAGGGGTTCTTTAATTTCAAATGGTCACTTCCAAAGATAAAGCTACCCCACTTTTCTATTAAAGGAAAATTTTCATTGGCTCCTCCTTCTATCCCAAAGTTTTCTGTGGATTGGTATAAAAAAGCAATGAACAAGCCCATGCTTTTAAATGGTGCGACCATCTTTGGGCAAAAAGGAAATACCCTTCTAGGTGGAGGGGAAAAAGGTCCTGAAGTGATAATGGGACTATCTACATTAGAAAGTATGACTCAAAATAATAATCAAGCCTCACTTGAGTTAATGGGGCAAATTTTTAATGTCATGCTTGAGTACTTTCCACAGTTTGCAAATAACTCTATATACATTGACTCAAAAGAATTAGCCAGCAAAATGGCCAGCTCCATGGATATTGAACTAAATAAATTATCGATGAGAAAACAAAAAGGATGGTAGGAGATGAAGTATGAAGTAAAAATAGGAGAGATCCATTTATATAAAGACTTGGGGTTGGTTATTACCTCTAAGCCCATTATTAATCTTCCAAGTCCTAGATTTTCATATATTGAAATTCCAGGAGTTCAGGGTGCGATTGAGTTGGAAGATAAGGAAGAAGTCCTATACGCTACCCGAGAAGGAAGTTTAGAATTTATGATTTCTGATATTGAGAAATTTGAACCTGCCTATCAAAACTTACTAAATGAGGTTCATGGACAAAAGCGAACGCTCATGGTTGATGACAAATATTTTTATTATGGTAGGTTTCAAGTTGATGGGTTAAGTACAGACAAGAACTACAGCTTTATTAAGATTTCTTATGTTCTTGATCCTTACAAGTATTTCCAGGAAGACATCGAGAGATTAGGTGTAAGGATCATTCAAAGCGTTAAATCAAGGACTGCAGCTAGAATCCACTTGAATGAAGAAATGAATATGCTTATTAAGCCTAGTTTTACGGTGAGGGAGTCATCGAATTTGAGAGTGTTATTTAATGAGAAAGAATATAAGCTCTATGATGGAGAAAATATCATCCCTCAAATAAAAGGTAAAAATAAAGTGACTCTTTCCTTTAAAGGAAGAGGAGAGATAGAAATATCCTATAAAAGGGGTGATTTATAATGTATGAAATTAAATACGATGAGAAGACACTTTTCTATCCTAATGATGAAAGGTGTTTTTTAATTGATCCAGAACTTAAATTAGAATTAAATACAGCAGGTGTTTTGGAATTTACCATATCGAAAGACCACTTCTTATATGAAGAAATTCAAAATCGATTAGGGATTATTAGCGTTTATAAAAAAGAAAAGAAGATTTTTCATGGTGACATCAGAACCATTGAAAAGGATATGAATGGCCAGAAGAAGGTCACATGCGCTGGTGCATTAAGTTATTTAGCCGATTCCATTCAACCACAGAGGACCTATCAAAATATCTCTGTTTTTGAATTTCTAAAAAGCCTACTTAGGGAGCACAATTTTCAAGTGGAAGATAAAAAGAAGATGGAACTGGGTGTTGTAACAGTGACTGACACAAACGACTCCTTATATCGAATGACCAATTATGAAACCACCTTTGAAGCGATCAAGTCAAAGCTAATCGATAGGCTAGGTGGTTTTTTACGTCTTCGATTTGTAGAAGATAAGCTCCTTCTTGACTATATCAATATTAGCGATTACGGAAAGCTGTCAAATCAAACGATACAGTTTGGCCATAACCTTATGGACTATTCAGATAACTTATCCTCAGAGGAACTGGTCACGGCAATTTTGCCACTAGGAGCAGAAATAGAAACTGGGGAGGATGAAGCTTATAGCGTTTTAACAAAATATGTCAATGTGTCATCGGTTAATAATGGCGATTATTTTGTCAAATCAAACGATGCAATAGATCGATTTGGTTTTATTGCCAAAGTGGTCAATTGGCAAAATGTCACCCTTCCCTCTAATTTACAGCGTAAGGCAAAGGAGTATCTTTCAACAAGCCAGTTTGAACGCTTAACTTTAAATCTTACGGCACTCGATCTTTCAGAACTTGGCTATCCATATGACTCAATAGAAATCGGTGATAGGATACGATGCATTTCTAAAGATTATGGGATGGATAAAGTATTCCCACTTCTTAAGCAAACCATCCCCCTTCAAAGACCAGGAGATATGAGACTTGCTTTAGGTGAATCAAGAGAGGTTGGTTTTACACAAAGTGTAAGTTTTAACTACTCAACTATGATGAACGAAATCAATCAAAAAAGGACAGAGGATTACTCAAAAATTAAATCCATGATTGATGAATTAAATCGTCAAATGACCACATCGGCTGGGGGATATAAGCTTACAGAATATGATGAAAATGGCAGGTGGTTAAGAGATTTATACATGGATACCATGGATAAAGAAACGGCTACTAAAATTCTTCAAATTAATATGAATGGTATCGCTGGTTCTACCAATGGTTATAAAGGACCTTACACAGTGGGGATGACTCTTGATGGCATGATTAATGGAGACAGGATTGGTGCTAAATCCATTACTGCAGATAAACTAGCATCCGATGTTGGTTCAAGTTTGGATTTATCCTCCAATGTTTCCATTACTCAGACTGTAAAAAAAGATTTTGTCACAAAGGAGGACCATCAATCTTCTAAAGAGCAAAGTGAAGCTCTCCTTGCTCAAAAGGTATCCATTCCTGATTACAATGCCAACAATGAAGCGATAAACAAGCGTATTACTAGATTTGAACAGAATGAGGCAAACTTTGAGTTACTCTTTTCAAGCCTTAAGCAAAATATAGAAAACAACAGGGTCAACATCGAAGAATTATCAGCAAAGATTGTCAGTGGAATGGATGAGAGAGGAAACACCTATACTGAATGGGGCTCATCTGGGGATTTAAATAAGGTGAGGGTTGGAAGTGACGGGATATCTATCGTTTCTAATGAACAAGAAACTATGACATTTAAAGATGGAAATGTTGAAGCTACTTCTTTATATGTCACAAAAACCATCGGTTTTGGAAACCATACAGCGGATAAGTATGGCAGTGAATTTACGATATTTAGATGGACAGGAGGTGTTTTATAATGGCAAAGAGTGGCTCAATCAAATCAAATTCATGGCGTTATGATTCTTACAGTAACAGTGTCCATGTTCAACTGGACTGGAACACCGTGTCACAGGATAAGGTAAAAAAGACCAGCACCATATATTGGCAGCTAAAAGTCGGAGGAATGCCTTATAGTGCTTCTTGGTATGTGTTTTATAACTCAAAAGTAGTGATTAACGGTTCTGTCGTCCACTCAAGTTCCTATTATGGTAAGGCATATAATGGGACCGTCCTTGCAAGTGGAAATACGACGATTACTCATAATGCTGATGGGACAAAATCTGTCCCAATATCCATAGAGGCTGGTGCTTATTGGTCGGGAACTTACAATTTAAAAGGAACTGGTACAGCAGTACTCGATAAAATTCATACAACACCTCCAGTGATTTACGATGGAGGTGTTACGGTATCAGGGCAGAATCAAGCTTTACTTGGGAACTCTTTATATGGCGTGCAAAATGTTCATGCCGTTAATATATATGTCTCTGCATATGGAAGAGATGGGGCGACGATAAGAAATTTTAATGTGGCATTTCAAGGGAATACATATAATTCCCAAAGTGTCTCTGCCAAAATAACAAAATCTGGTTCACTTCCCGTCACGGTGACAGTAACTGATGATAGAGGGAATCAAACAACAAAAACGATAGCGACCGTTATATCAAGGTCTTATGCTAGTCCTAAGCTTCAAAATTTTTCTGTAAAAAGATATACCAACTCAATTGAAGATCCTATGGGACCTACTTTAAGGGCTGTAGGTTATTTAGAAATCACTGCAGTGAAAGATGCATCAGGACAAAACATTAATGCACCCCATTGGAAAATCGGCGATGACGGTAAGACAAGAAGGAGTTTATCAATAAGTTTTACTAAAGCTAGGGTCCCTATTACAAGGAGTGAAAATTGGACAATTACTTATGGGGATCAATTCTCTACCATATCTACCGTTGTATCAACACCGAAAGGAGAACCAGCCTTCGTTATTGGTAAAAAATCTGTTGGGATAGGCACCATTCCAGAATCGAATGCAGAAGGTTTATGGTTAAATCCTTCAAGGATAAATGGTTATGATTTTATAAAGTATATAAGCCTTTATACAGCTCCGGGCGAAGTTAGCTCTGGTGATTATATCGGAGTAGTGAAGAAATATTGGGATTCTAAAGTCCCAACAGGCATATCGATTGCTCACATCTATGCATCAACACAAGGTGTAGCAATCATTCACAAATATACTGGTGGAAATCATGGGTCGGTGCTCATGTTTGGTTATAACAATACACCGATGAAATCTTATCGATATAATTCTGGGTCGTGGTTGCAAACAGGTTAGGAGGGAAAATGAAAGAAATAGAAAGGGAATTGATTGAAAAAGAAAAGCAAAAGGATGAAGCCTTAGAAATGTTAGATGCTTTAAATCATGACATTTTCAAAGTGTACAAACTGTTGGATCAGTTGGATATAGAAATCAGTAATTTAAAAGAAAGAATGGCTGCCAAGTAAGGCAGCTTTTTTATTTTTAAGGAGGAGTTGAATATGAAAGAGTACTGGAAAACATTCCAAATTATATTAGCTGGAATTGGTGGGTATGTAGGTTATTTTTTAGGAGGTGTGGATGGTCTCATTCATGGCTTAATTGCCTTTGTTCTTATTGACTATATTACAGGGGTCATGTGTGCTATCACTGATAAAAGGCTATCTAGCGCTATTGGTTTCAAGGGGATCTTTAGAAAGATCCTTATTTTTTTGCTTGTAGGTATTGCCAATATTTTGGATGTGAAAGTGATAGGAAGTGGGAGCGCCCTTCGAACAGTGGTCATTGTCTTTTATCTATCCAATGAGGGAATTTCTATTTTAGAAAATGCGGCCCATTTAGGTCTACCTATTCCTGAAAAGTTAAAGGCAATTTTGAAGCAGTTACGAGACAAGGAGGATAAAGATGAGCAATAGTCCACTCGTTAATTTAGTAAATTATAGTCCTAACCACAGTGGGAAAAGGACTCATCCCATCACAAAGATTGCTATCCATCATACAGCAGGTGCTGTTAGTGCAGCAACCATTGGTCATATCTTTAAGCCAAGGGCAAGACAGGCATCTTGTAATTATGGAATTGGCAATGACAATAAGGTGATTTTAGTCGTTGATGAGAAAAATAGATCCTGGTGTACTTCAAGTGCGTGGTGTGATAATAGGGCTGTTACCATCGAAGTCGCCAACTCAAGAAACGGCGGTAATTGGCCAGTAAGTGATAGAGTTTTAGCTACTCTTATTGATTTGGTGACAGACATTTGTAGGCGTAATGGTATTAAGGATTGTAGCTATACAGGTGGTAAAGACGGAGTACTTCAAAAACACGAATGGTATTCAAACACTAATTGTCCAGGTCCTTATCTTGGAAGTCTCTTCCCATATATTTCAAGGGAAGTGAATAAGAGATTGAGGGGTAATACTCAAGCACCTAACTCTATAAAATCTAATCAGCTATATCGTGTAAGAAAGACCTGGCAGGATGCTAAGAGTCAAAAGGGGGCTTTTAGAAACTTAAATAACGCGAAGGCCTGTGTCAATAAGTATAAAGGCTATAGGGTGTTTGATGGTAGTGGAAGGCAAGTTTACCCTGTAGAAAAGACTAAGAAGTCGATTGATGCGATTGCTAGAGAAGTGATAAATGGTAAGTGGGGTAACGGGGATGAGAGAAAGAGGAGATTAAGCCAGGCTGGTTATGACTACAACACCGTTCAGGAAAAAGTGAATGAAATCATCTCTGTAGGAAAGAAATCGGTCGACATCATTGCTAGAGAAGTCATCAACGGGAAATGGGGTAATGGCGTGGAAAGAAAAAGGAGATTAACGCAGGCGGGTTATAATTACAATCAAATACAAAAAAAAGTGAATGAACTACTTTAAATATAAATTTGCCTAGTGGGGTTGTTTCCTTGCTAGGCTTTTTTTATTTGCTCAAAAACCTCCCACTCGGTCTAGAGAAATAAAAGGCAAAGAACTACAGGTTAAAAACATGGCGTTTTCTTTTGCCTGTGATACAGGAGGTATATTATGCGAGTAGAAAAGTTAAATAGTAAAAAAGAAATAAGCCCTCAGGGATATACAAGGGAGGAACTCGATTCTGAACTTGACTTTTTTCTTAGTCAAAAACTAATAGAAGAACTTTTCCTGTTAGGGGAGATTAGTTTAGAAGAATACCGAAAAATCAGGAATGAAAACATGAAGGCATTCGCTCCTTTCCTTGCTCCCTTATATCAATAGAAAACTTGATAAATAGCTATTTGTACGGGAATATAGCATCAAAAGAAAGGGGGTGGAGCGAATGAAAAAGATAACAAAGATAAAGCCAAAACGTGCAGAGAAAAAGAAATTAAAAGTGGCTGCATACGCTAGGGTATCTACTGGCAATGAAGATCAGCTAATGAGCCTTGAAGCACAAAAAGCTCATTATGAAAAGCTGATTGAAAAAGAACCAGACTGGATTTATGCTGGACTTTTTTTCGATGAAGGAATTAGTGGAACAAAAAAGAAAGGAAGAGACGGGCTATCAGCTTTATTACAAGCTTGCAAAGATAGACAGGTTGACTTTATATTGACTAAATCAATTTCAAGGCTTGCAAGAAATACAATAGACTCTCTTGAAATAGTAAGGGAGCTTATAGAACTCGATACTGGCATTTATTTTGAAAAGGAAAGAATAAACACAAAGTCAATGGAAAGTGAACTCATGCTATCGATTCTCTCCTCTTTAGCAGAAAGTGAGTCCAAGTCAATATCAGCAAATCAAAAGTGGTCGATAAAGAAAAGATTTCAGAATGGTACCTTTGTTATTGTCTATCCGCCTTATGGATATGAAAACTGTGATGGGAAAATGGTCATTCACGAAGAACAAGCAAAAATTGTAAAAGAGATTTTTGCTTCATATCTTTCAGGAAAAGGAGTACATGACATTGCTAAATTACTAAATGAAAAGCAGATTTCAAGCAAGAGAGGAGGGAAGTGGAGTGGAACTACAATACGTGACATGTTGAAAAATGAAAAGTATATAGGCGATGTACTTTTTCAAAAAACTTATACAGATGACCAATTCAAAAGGCATAGAAATAAGGGTGAAAAGGATCGGTATCTTATCAAAAATAATCACCAAGCTATTATATCTCGAGAGGACTACGAAAAAGCACAAAGATTACTAGGGCAAAAAGCAAGGGAGAAAGGCAATGGTGATAATACAAGCAAATACCAAAACCGATATGAATTTTCAGGAAAAATCAGATGTTCTGAATGTGGTGGAACTTTTAGAAGAAGACATCACTACAAGCCAAGTGGAAATTTTATAGCATGGGCTTGTAACGAGCATATAAAAGACATCAATAAGTGTTCTATGAAATACGTTAAAGATGAAGATGTTAAGTGGTGTTTTACTACGATGATAAACAAACTTATCTTTGGCCATGAGAAGATTCTGCTTCCCTTATTGCAGGCTTTAAAGAACAGCAAAACGGAAGATGCAGTAGAGAGATTAGCAAAACTAAATGAAGAGCTAGAAAAAATAAGTGAAAGAAAGCAAACGTTAGTAACCTTGATAACAAGTGGGTTATTGGAACCATCCATTTATTCAAAGGAAAAAGCAGAGATAGACCAAGAATATAAGTTGCTTGAGGAAAGAAAAGACCATCTTGAAAATTCCTTTTTAGGAAACAAAAAACATGTAGAGGAATTAGAGAAACTTATAAGCTATACGAAAAAAGCAAATATGCATCAAGATTATCCAGAGGAGATTTTTAAAGAAGTAGTTGATGAAATTCTAGTTATTGACAGGAAAAGCTTTGAATTTAAACTGAAGTGTGGTCTTTCTTTAAGAGAGGAGATGATTGAGTGATAAGAAAAATAGCCTATGGCTATGAAATTAAAGATGGAGAATATGTAGTTAAAGAAGATGAAGCTGAGCAAGTAAAAGTGCTTTTTCAAACCTACCTAGAAGGATGTAGTCAACAGGAGTCGTTGAAGAAGGCAGGAATTAAAGGAAATCATGCAAAAGCTAGAAGAATGCTGAAGAACAAAAGATATATTGGCGAACATGGCTATCCTGAAATTATCGATAAAGAGACTTTTCAACAGGCAGAACAAATGCTTGAAGAAAGAGCTAACGCTTTAGGAAAGGTAGGAGTTTTGAAGAAAGACAAAGTATCACCAATACCTACAAAGTTTAAATATGACAAAGTTGAGATCCTACCAGACTTGCCCATTGAAAGAGCGATAAAGCAATATGAACTGATTAAGATAGTAGGTGATGGATATGGACAGTAAGGTCATTGTTATTCCAGCCAAGAAGAAAATAGGGAACACGATTACTAAAGAGGAAACAAAGAAATTAAAAGTTGCTGCCTATGCAAGGGTGTCAACAGATAGCGATGAACAAGCAACAAGCTATGAGGCACAAGTCGAGCATTACACTTCTTTTATAAAGAAGAATCCCGAATGGGAGTTTGCTGGTGTTTTTGCTGATGAGGGTGTAAGTGGAACTTATACGAAGAAAAGAGAAGGCTTTAATCGAATGATTGAAGAGGCCTTAAAAGGCAACATTGACTATATAATTACTAAGTCAATTAGTCGATTTGCACGAAACACCCTAGACTGTTTAAAATACATCCGCAAACTAAAAGAACATAATATTCCTGTTTACTTTGAAAAAGAGAACATCAACACCATGGATGCTAAAGGAGAGGTTCTTATTACTATCATGGCTTCCCTTGCACAACAGGAAAGTCAATCCCTATCGCAAAACGTTAAACTAGGCTTTCAATACCGATTCCAGCAAGGACAGATAACTGTAAATCACAACAGATTTCTAGGCTACACTAAGGACGAAGATGGTAAACTGGTTATTGTTCCTGAAGAAGAAAAGATAATAAAAAGGATTTATAGGGAGTACCTGGAAGGAAGTAGCCTACGAGATATAAAAGAAGGACTAGAAAAAGATAAAATTTTAAATGGAGCAGGGAATAAAAAGTGGCACATTTCAAATTTAGACCAAATTCTAACCAATGAAAAGTATATGGGCGATGCCCTTTTACAAAAGACCTATACGGTTGATTTCTTAAACAAAAAGAGAGTAGTGAATGATGGAATCGCCCCTCAATATTATGTAGAAAACAGCCATGAAGCGATTATTCCTAAAGAAATCTTTATGAGAGTTCAGGAAGAAAAGCTAAGACGTGCAAATATGACAAGTGGCAAAGGTAAAAGAAGAGTCTATTCAAGTAAATATGCACTTTCTAGTATTGTTTATTGTTCCAATTGTGGCGATATCTACAGAAGAATAAAATGGAATAATAGGGGGAAGAAATCTACAGTTTGGCGCTGTTGTACCAGAGTTCAACAAGGACCGAAGGCCTGTAACGCTGACACAATTAAAGAAGAAGACCTCCATCAAGTAACAATTGATGCCATTAACAGACTGATTGAGGAAAAGATAGAATTAAAAGAAATAGTTAACAAGAACATCGAGAAAGTGATTTCAAAAGATCCAGAAGGGAAAATTGAGGAAATAGATAATGAAATGTTAGAGGTGCAAGAGGAACTGTTGAAGGTAGCAAATGCTAAAGAAGACTATAGTCACCTAGCAAATCGAGTGCAAGAATTAAGAGAGGAAAAAGAAAATATTCTACTAGGACTAGCTGAAGAACAGGCTACTCAAAACCGATTGCAGGAGATGAAAGTCTTCCTTAATCAGCAAAAAATGATTCTATATGAATATGATGAAAGCCTAGTAAGAAAATTGATTGAGAGAATAGAAGTCTATGAAGAGGAGTTTAAGGTAATCTTTAAATCAGGCCTAGAGGTTGAAATAGACAGATAGCAGGAGACAGCTTTGTAGGATTCAAGGCTGTCTTTTGTATTGCTTTGCTTGGTATAATAAACAATAGTCGACAAGTTACCAAGAACTAGCTTTCTTAAAAAATCAAAATATTATCCATACCGTTCACTCGAGCCATGTAGAGACTATAGCGTTGATACAAAAGATGTAAACTTAGAAATCCTGCATTTTAAGCAGTTTTATAAGCATTTTGTCTTTGATAAAGATGAAGAAGGATACGTCAAAAAGACTCAAAAAAACTACATGGATGTAAGAGTAGTTTTGAGACTAGTATGAGGAAACACAAAAAATATAATTAACTCATTTTGTACTTTCTACAAGAGTAGCTTAAAAGGCTGCTCTTTTTTATTGAAGGGAGTAAGGATTCGTTACATCCTTTTCAAAATATAAATTACTCATAGCCCAGCTTTACATATTCGCTTTTATAACATATAATAAAAGCGTAAACGAGAGGGGGCGGACTATGGATACACTTAAAGAATATATACAAGAAAATTTAGTAATAACTAACAAAGAAGCAGAAGAACTTGGATATACTAGGCATAATTTATCAGAATTAACAAAAATCGGACAATTAGAAAGATTAAGACCAGGACTATATCAATTAAAAGGAAAAGTTATAGACGATTTTGTTTTAATATCATCAAATAGTAATCGAATTATATTTTCCCATCAAACAGCCCTCTACCTTCATGACCTATCAGACAGAACTCCAAATGTATTTCATATATCTGTCCCCCAAGGTTACAATGCAAGCCATATCAAAAAAAGATATGAAGATCTACAAGTTCACTATGTAAAAAAAGATTTATACAAATTTGGAAAGACAGAAATAAAATCACCACAAGGCAACCTTATTCCGGTTTACGATATAGATCGAACAATTTGCGATATCATAATCGAAAGAGAAAAAATAGATAAGCAAATTTTTACAGAAGCCATAAAAAGATACTTTAAATCACAAAATAAAAACCTAAGACGACTCATAAAATACAGTAGATTATTTAAAATAGAAGATGAAATTAGGAAATATATGGAGGTATTATCGTGATTAATATCGAGAGTATAAAGGGCAAGATAAGAAGTCTGGCAAAAAAGAAAAATCTGAAATCCCAAGAAGTTCTGCAAATATATTTTTTCGAAAGATTTTTAGAAAGGCTATCTAAATCAAAGTACAAAAATAATTTTATAATAAAGGGAGGATTTCTTATATCTTCTTTAATCGGGATAGAAAATAGAACAACTATGGACATGGACACAACCATTAAAGGCATAGCCCTAAAAGAAGAAAAAATAAAAGAAATCGTAGAAGAAATTATAAATATCAATGTAGATGATGGAATAAAATTTGAAATAAAAGACATCAGCTATATTAGGGAAGAGGACGAGTACGAAAACTTTAGAATTTCACTAATAGCTAATGTTGGGAAGACTAAAAATCCTATGAAACTAGACCTAACAACAGGAGATGCAATAACACCAAGGGAAATAGAATATACCTATCCTTGTATCTTTAGTAAAGAAGATATAAAAATAATGGCATACCCATTAGAAACAATTTTAGCTGAAAAATACGAAACCATATTCAGAAGAAATATAACAACAACACGAATGAGAGACTTTTACGACCTATACACCCTCTACAAGTTAAAAAAAGATGATATAGATTATAAAATTTTAAAAGAAGCAATAGAAAGAACTTCCCACAAAAGAGGAAGTCAGGAGATAATGAAAGACTATAAGGAAATAATCGAGGACATAAAAGAAGATTCATACCTGAGATCCTTGTGGGTAGTATATCTCGGTGAAAATAAGTATATTGGAGATCTTACCTTTGATAAGATTCTTGGTGTAGTGATAATTATTTCAAATAGGATTAATGAGATGTAATTTAACAGACACTGTCTGGCAAATTATAGATAAGAAAATATTAAGGATTAAAGAAGTGGAATTACTCTGCTTCTTTTTTTTACTTAAAGGTTAGAGAATTTTAGAATAAATATGTTTTTGAAAATTGTTTTTTCTAGGAAATCAGATTAAAGATTTAGGGAACTTAAAACAAGGAGATTTTGTTAAAATATTTGGACAAGTAAAAACAAGCATTGATAGCAATGGAAAGGAACATAAGAATGTCCATATTTTGTCTTCTAAGCTCTTAAAAGCAAAAGAACAAGTAAAAGAGTAAAGATAAAGATAAAAAGCCTATATTATGGCAAATAAAAAGCTTTAAGGCAGATGACAAAAGTAAGTCAAATAAGAAAGACCATAACAAAGGTACAGAGAAATAAATATCGGCAGTTTTCGGACTGCCTTTATTCTTTTCTGTTCAGTTTAACGCGGTAAATCATATAATTGAAAGGAATCTGTGTTATATGCTATAATTAGGTAGTTAATCTATACATTTAGAAAGGTAAAATATAGAATTGGAGAATGATATGGGATTTTCATATAATAAATTATGGAAGTTATTAATAGATAAAAATATGAAGAAAACAGACTTACAATGTGCAATAGAAACTACACCCAAGACAATTGCAAAAATGGGAAGAGACGAAAAAGTAAGTTTGGAAACATTAGGAAAGATTTGTGAGTATTTTCAATGTGATATTGGAGATATTATTGAATACAAAAGAAAGAACGAAGAGGAAATCAAATGAGATTTATTGGTGGCAAAACGCTGATTATACCATATATAATAGAGTTAATTAAAGAAAAAACAATAGATGTGAAAAGTATATCAGATGTATTTGCTGGTTCAGGAGTAGTTTCTCGTGAATTTAAAAATTTCGGATATGATGTTATATCTAACGATTTGATGTATTTTTCTTATGTTCTATTAAGAGGAACAGTTGGGATAAATTCTAAATTAGAGTTTAAAAGTCTAGGTGTATCAGACCCAATAGCGTATTTAAATAATCTTAGTTCGGGAAATATGAACATAAACCAATCAAAATGTTTTATATACCAAAATTATAGTCCTAAGAGTGGAAGGATGTATTTCACAGAAGAAAATGCTTTAAAAATTGATTTAATTAGGGTTCAAATTGAAAATTGGTATAACGATTCTCTTATCAATGAAGACGAGTATTTTTATTTACTTACGTGTCTTATAGAAGCAGTACCTTATGTAAGTAATATAACTGGTGTATATGGAGCTTATTTAAAGCACTGGGATAAAAGAGCATTAAATAATTTAGAATTAAAAAATGTAGATTTATCAATTAATAATTCAGTAGGACAAGCATATAATGAAGATTCTAATAAATTAATTGAAAATATAAAAACAGATTTAGCCTACTTCGATCCACCATATAATCAAAGACAGTACTTGCCCAATTATCATGTATTAGAAACAATAGCTAAATATGATTCTCCTAAAATAAAAGGAGTAACTGGATTAAGAGATTATTCTGAACAAAAAAGTGACTATTGTAGAAAAGATTCGGTTTTAAATGCTTTTGACGATTTAATTAGGAAGACTAATTCAAGATATATTATTCTTAGTTATAACACAGAGGGATTATTATCCCATGATGATATTATTAGTATTTTAGAAAAATATGGAAAGAAAAGTACTATGGGCTATAAATTTATAGATTACAGAAGATATAAGAATGCCCAAACAAATAAGAATAAAAACTTGAAAGAAGTATTATATTTTGTAGAAAAGGAGCAACTATGAGTGAAAATTATATAAAATCACCATTCAATTATATTGGAAATAAACATAGATTATTAGCTCAAATATTGCCTTTGTTTCCTCAAAATATAGATACTTTCTATGATGTATTTTGTGGTGGTCTAGATGTTTCTGTTAATGTTAAAGCTGATAGAAAAATAGCTAATGATATAAACTATTTTGTAATTGAAATTTTAGAAATGTTTAAAAGGACTGATAGCAAAGAGCTGTTAAGAAATATTGATAATGTAATAAGTGAATTTAATCTATCTAAAGAAAATAAAGAATCATATTATGAATTTAGAGAATATTACAATAAAAACAAAGACCCGCTTTTGCTATATGTTTTGATGTGTTATTCCTTTAATTACCAGTTTAGGTTTAATTCAAATCATGACTATAATAACCCCGCTGGAACTAATAGGAGTAGTTTTAATGAAAATATGAAAAATAGACTTACTTCTTTTAGAGATAATCTTTTCAATATAGAATTTAGCAATAAAAACTTTAAAGAATTTGATTTCTCTAAGATTAAAGGTTCAGACTTTGTATATTGTGACCCCCCTTATAGAAGCTCTGTAGGTTCATATAATGATGGTAAAAGAGGGTTTGAAGGCTGGACTCTTGATGATGATCTAGCTTTATTTGAGATATTAGATGAATTAAATGATAGAAAAATTAAGTTTGCATTATCAAATGTATTTTTTAATAATGGATTAGCTAATAAAGAGTTACAAAAGTGGAGTGGAAAATACAAAGTTCACTTGTTAAAGATAAATTACTCAAACAGTAATTATCAACGTAATAAGCTAGGTGAAACCAAAGAAGTTTTGATTACAAATTACTAGGAGGAAATATGGCAGAAAGAACATTAGGCTGGATACAAAATCCATCAAGTTTTGAAAATTTAAAAAATGTAGTTTCTGTTTTTGATAAAAATTCTGATATATACAAGGAAATCTTAAATACTAAACTTCCTAAATTAGTAAAAGATTTAGATTTACAAAATAAACTTATTTCAGAATTGGAAAAAGATCCACTTGAAATGGACTATGTTTTATTAAAAGGTCATGGTATAAAATCAGGTCAGAAAAGAGCTGATGCAGAGTGTAGTGGTATTGTTCAAGCTGCCATTACAACACAAGGCGGTAGAGCTTATACAGATGATTGGACTGCTGATGGATTTTTAAGATGGGGAATATCCATCGGACTTTTAGATTATGATACAGAAAAAGATACAGTCTCTATAACAAAACTAGGAGAAAAGTTTGTAAAATCTAATTCTGAAGACCCAGATAAAGAAATATTAATTTCAGCTTTTTTGTCATATCCACCAGCCGTAAGAATTTTAACTTTACTGGAAAATGGAGACCATCTAACAAAATTTGAACTTGGTAAGCAATTAGGAGGACTTGGAGAAGCTGGTTTTACATCAATTCCTCAAGATTTATATATCCAAGCAATAGAATTAGCAGCTGATAAAGACAAAGCAAGTATTCGTTCAAATACAGAAGGGTCAGCAGATAAGTATGCAAGAATGATTTCAGGCTGGCTATCTAAGGTTGGGCTTGTGCAAAGAGTTACAAAAGAAGTATCAACAAAAATAGGTAATATTGAGTATAAAATTAATATAGGTCATTCATTTAGAATTACTTTACTGGGTATTAAAGAACTTAAAAGAGCAAGGGGATTATCTTCATATCCAAAGACAGATAAAATAGTATATTGGCAAATGCTAGCTACTAAGGGTAAAGATAGAGATTATATTAGAAATAGACGTGGGCACATAATTAAAGCAATTAATAACAGAGAAAGAAATTTGGAAAATATAAAATCCTATTTATTAGAAAATGATATTAAAGAGAACATCACAACTATAGAAGATGAGCTTAAAGTCATTGAAGCTATTGGTCTATCACTAAAACATAGTAGAAATGGCTATGTGATAGATGACAATATAATAAAATTAGAAATACCTAGAACAAAAATTTCTAAGACAAATGTATTAGAACTAAAGGATAAAGTAAGAAATAAATTAAAATATGTTGACCACAGATATCTAGCTCTAATTGACTTAGCTTATGACGGAACTGCAAATAGAGATTTTGAAATTCAAACAATCGATCTTTTAATAAATGAGCTTAAGTTTAAGGGTGTGCGTCTAGGAGAAAGCAGAAAGCCAGATGGAATTATATCTTATGATATAAATGGCGTAATCATTGATAACAAGTCTTACTCTACTGGATATAATTTACCTATTAATCAAGCAGATGAAATGATTAGATATATCGAAGAAAATCAAACTAGAGATGAAAAAATAAATTCAAATAAATGGTGGGAAAGCTTTGATGAGAAGGTAAAAGACTTTAATTATTTATTTGTATCATCTTTCTTTAAGGGAAACTTTAAAAACAATTTGAAGCATATAGCTAATAGAACTGGAGTAAATGGTGGAGCTATAAATGTAGAAAACTTACTTTATTTTGCAGAAGAATTAAAATCTGGGAGACTATCTTATGTTGATTCATTTACGATGTATGATAATGATGAGATATATGTAGGTAGTTTTACGGATTACAGTAATGTTAAAATTGCTGCTGAAGAAGAAAGTCATTATTCGATTTAATAAAGTTAAATATGGAAAGGAGGGTATATGAACTTAGAAGAATATTATATGGCACTTCCTAAAGATTTATCTGGAAGCATAACAAAAAATAGATTCAGGATGGAATTATTATGGGGTGTAAGTAAAATTATTGATGCCCATAAAGAAAGTGAAGATTATTCGGTAATATTTGATTTTAAATGTGATATTGAATTACACAAAGAACAAGAGATGTTTTTTTATCAAATAAAAACAAGAAAATCTGGAAGTTTTAATGAAAATAATTTGTGCAAAATAAATAATAAAGAAAATAATTCTATTTTAGGCAAGTTATATGCTCTTTACTCTCCTAATCAAAATATAAAATTGGCTATAGTGTGTAATAAACCGCTTAAAATAAGAAAAAAAGATATTGATTTTTACGAAAAACGTTTTGGAGAAATTGACAAAGATGCAATTGATGAAATAAAAAATAAGTTGCGTATAGAATTAAACATAGAATCAGTAAATATAGATAATGTATTTTATATATTTGATGAGATGGATTTTCAACACCCTGAAGATGCAATTAAAGGTAAATTAATAAGTTCTTTTGAAGAAATAAAAAATGAAGAGCCACAAAATCCGAATGCACTTTATAGATTGGTTATGGACACGGTAAAACAGAAAGCGGCATATGAGTTAGATGTAAAGGATTATGAAGAAGTAAAAAAGAAAAAGGGAATTACTCGAACTGAGTTTGATAGAATGTTAGATTCTCATAAAAAAGAATCGAAAAATGGGATTAATGAAACACAAAATTTTATCAATACATTGTCATTAAGAAGACAAAGAAAATATAATATTGCATTAAGTGATTTACTAGAAATTCAAAATACTGAGAGTTTACGTTTAATAAGGGTACAAATTTTTAATTATATTCGCGAAAATGAAGATTCATTTATTGATGAAGAAGATTATTTGAATAAAATATCTAGAGTCTTTAATAACGATTTTAATATTGAAATAACAAATGATATGAAAGACGTGCAATATTTAATAGTTTATTTTATTTATGCGACTGGAGGGGAAATATAATGAATTTAACTTTTGATCAAATATACATATTTGATATAAATAAAGAAGAAGCATATACACAAACTTTTTACAAAGGATTAAATATCATTACTTCCAGTGAAGTTGACGGAACTGACAGAGGAAAGTCCGTGTTGCTTAGAAGTTTATATCATTCTTTAGGAGCTGAAGCGAACTTTGATTCAAAATGGAATGAAAAAGATAAAGTATATATCCTTAAATTTAGTGTAGATGATAATAAGTATTCAATTTATAGATCTAAAAGATTGTTTAAAATATTTGATGATGAAAATCAATTGATCTTCAAGACAATTCACAGATCTGAATTAGCAAAATTTATGGGGGAATTATTTGGTTTTACTATTTTTTTACCAAATAAGAATACAAAACAATTAGAAGTTGCACCTCCCGTGTATAGTTTCATTTTAAATTATTTGGATCAAGATAAATACGAAGGAACTAAATTCAGTTCTTTTAATAATCTTGCTCAATATAGCAATTTTAAAATAAATGTAATATACACGCACTTAGGTATATATAATAAAGATTACTTTGAACTAATTAAGCAAAAGGAAGAAATAGAAAGTAAAATTAAAATCACTAAAGAAGAGATACAGGAATTAGATAAGTTAAAGAATAGAACTCTAGCAATGCTTAAGGGATTTTCTTGTCCAGAAACTAGTAGTGCTCTAGAAAATGAATTAAAAATAGAATCGAAAGAGTATTCACTATTAATGAATAAAATGAGTGAAATTAGAAATAAACTTGTGGAACTAAGAAATCAATTAGAGGAACAAAAAATTGCCCTGAATCAGATTGATAAATTTGCAAAAAAACAAGAAAAAGAAATTAAAAATATTTTATTAACACATATATGTCCAGAGTGCCACACTATTTTAAACGATACTATAAATATAAGGAGCAAGAGATACAACAATGTTGATAACGCGATAGATTTAAAAGATACAATTAATGTAGAAAGCATTAAAATCAAAGAAGAAATTGAAAAATATGAAAAAGATTATTCTGAGTTGGCGGCTCACTTGAAAGAACATAATGAAAAAATATCTAGTAATAGAAAGGAAATCAATAACTATATAAAATTTAAAGGACTAAATGACTTAATAGATAAAATAAATAAGGATCTATTATTTAATAATGGCATGGTCTTACAAGCACAAGATGATATTAAACCTATAAAAAAAGAAATAAAAGAAATTAGTCAAAGGATTAAATCTGTTGACGAAGATTATTATTATTTAATCGATAAATTGAAAAATAGATTTAATTTAAATGAATTAGATGATACAAGCTATCAGAATTTATCTAAAAATTTTTGTGCTAGTGGTAGTAACAAACCTTTATCAACTGTTATATGGTATCTAACACTTAATGATTTAAAACAAAAGTACAATTTTAAAGAAATTGAATTTCCAATGGTGTTTGATAGTCCAAATAATGTTGAAACCGATCAAGAGAAAAAGATAGCTTTAATTAAATTTATTTTAGAATCATCAAATAAATTCAATCAGATGATAATATCATCTATAGGGTTTTCTAAAAATGAATATGAAATAGATTCTGAAGTTCATATTAAGATTTTAGACAATGATAAATATCATCTGTTAAATGAGCCTGACTATATTCAAAACTATGAAATTTTGAAATATATGAATGATGCATAAAAATGCAGTCACCTCTCTACTTCCTTCCCATAGTAATTTTCATAGTTTTTCCTATATTGAACAAGGTCAGAAAATTGTTCTTTATTTAAAGAATACTCTTGCATAAGGGTGTTCTTTTTTTCTTGCAATTCATCGAGTTTCGTTAATATTTCTTTTGTGTTTGGTAGTTTTTTATAATTTTCTAAGATCTCTTTAGCGGCTATTTTATAGACGGAAAGTTCGCTATAATACTCATCTGCAAATTGCTTATCATTAGGATTTTTCTTGTGGTATTTATAGATTTCACGATACTTATTTATAGTATTTATATTTTCCATATTTTGGGATAAACTCTTCATTTCAGTTTCAATTTTCTTTATTTTATCTAACAGATCTTGCCTATCATCGGCAGATTTTTTGATTAGCTCATCGAGTTGAGTAATTGAATTAATTCCTTGTTCTCTTAATTTAATTATTGAATCTGCCATTGTTTTGATATTATGTTTTCTTGCCCAAACTTCATAGCCTTTAGAGGATTGAGCTTTTTTATTAGTAGATATATCAATAACATTTCCTACTCGCTTTTTAATAGGATTAGCTTTATTTTTAATTGCTAGATCTATTCGTTCTTTGATTTTTTCTTCAGTGTAATCGTCTCCGATAGTCTTCGATCTTGTAAATCTTTGCTTATCTTTATGACGAAAAGCAATGTGTTTACCAAACTTAATTTCATAATCAAGATCCTTCATATTTTCTAAAAACTCTTCCCACGGTTTAGACTTATTAATCATTCTATCTATATCAAATTGTAGTTTAGATTTCCAGGAATTTCCTTTCTTGTTTTGGTCATATTCATACCAGGATTTACCCGCAGTTTTATATTTTCTTTTGTAAGCTTCATAATATTTATCAATGACTGAAAGCTTATTTTCTTTACATAATTCGTCACTTTGATACCTGATTTTATGGTAAGTTTTTCTGTTGGATTGGTAGCATTTACCAGTCGTGTAATTAACATTATTAAGTAGGCTAAGCAC